GAATAATATCCACTAATAATGTTTTCTGTTGTGTCTAAGTTCCCCTCAAATTGTTGATTGGCTGTCACCGTCACTATAGCAACGGTTTCTGGAGTTTCTGATGTATAATCTATTATAAAAAATAAATTTTGTAGCTCCTCCGTAGTCGCCAATAAAGAATTATCAGGATTCCACATTATGCAGCTTTCGGAGGAATGTTGTTTAATAAAACGAATCCTGATTGTTTATATGGCGCATCGTTAACCATTGTAAACGCCCTTCTGCGCGATGTTTTCGCGTTATATGATGCATGGATCCAAACAGATGAGGAGTAACGATACTCTAGAATTAATTGGTCATATGGAATAATTTTTTCTAATTTTTGAATATACTCATACGTTTTACCAATTCTATCTGGCAGCAAAATTCCTATATCTACTGCGCGTCCCTTTGGATGATCTGATGTGGCAGACTCTATCGCGCCGATAGCACCCCTCAACCGATATCCAGAATTAATTTGCCACTGCTTTTTATATCCACCGATACCGCCAGGAAGAACTTCCAATGCTGGTTCTAGTAAGTTTTGCGCTAACTGCGCCATATTACAAACAATTTCCCCAACTGTGTAAAGGCGCGTACCACCTCCAGCAGCAGCAGATTCTTTTAGCGTCTGATCTACTAATTTATGTAATGTGTGATTTTTAATTAGCATGCCGACAGTAAAGTTTTTGGATAAACGATAATCGTGGGTAAACTCTTTAGTCGTGTAGATAATTTTACAATCTACCGGTACTTCTGTTGCAGCTTTTGCTCCAGTTGGTTTTGGTGCTTCTTCTTCAGCAACTGGCGCTGGTGCGCCAATAACACCTTCTGTTCTGATCTGTTCAGCTGTGGCGCGTCTTCCTTCTGGTGTATCAAAATCTTCTGGAGTTTCAGCAATAGTTTTTTCTTCAAACTCTCTTTCTGGTGGAACTGCGTATGGAACAACAGGATTAACAGGATTACCTGCCGGTGGCGGTGTTAATGGAACACCTTCAACGGCATTCGCTCCAGCAGCGCCATTACCAAAATGCCCCTCAGAATAATCCATTCTGGTTGATGCGCCAGATAGATAATTTGCTTCACCTTCTGCTTCCACGTTGATAGTAGATCCTTTCGCAGAAAATCCCGCAGCAGCTTGTATATCTAATCCAGCTTGAGATTTAATGCCAATAGCGCCAGCATCAATAGACAATTCACCAGCAACTTTTACTTTCATATCTCCACCGACTGCCAGCGTCAAGTCAGTTGCTATGCCAACATCAGCATTGTTACCCACTTTAATTGTGGCATTCTGTTCAACTTGAATATTGGCGTCTGTTCTGGCGTAAATGTTAGTATTACCATCAACGGTGATGTTACATTCACCCCTGACGCTAATGCATCCGTTCTTTTCTATAATAGTAAAATTATCACCGACAATATAGTTAACCTGCACGCCGTTTGGATCAATTTCTGTGAATGTTCCAGAACGATGATATGTATTAATTCTTTCATATCCTGGAGTGTCATCAAACTCTTGAACGTGCCCAGATTCTGTTTCAAAAACTTTATTAAATGGGTATTTTGCTCCATACACCGTTTCTGGTTGATCCCAAGAACCAAGATCCAACGCTTTAGGTATCGCCCTTGCGCGGTTGGCGTCCTTCTTTTTAACGATGGTCCCTTCAATGACCCCACGAGATAATCTATTAGTGTCTGGTTCACCAATATATTCTTTTAATGGATATTTGTTATTTGGATCTCGGAACCCTGTAGTAAACGATCCAGTTTCAATAGATTTTTGAGATGGACCTGGAATATTGATATCGCCATCTTTGGGGGGTTCAGCAACTGGTGGTGCTGCGTCTTTTTCTTCTCCACCAGTTCCTGGTTTTCCGTAGAAATATTCATAATAAGATTGTTTTAATGCAGCGATATTTGCAGAATTGACACCGACCGCTTTCTTAGCTGCCAGAAAATATGCAGGATGCGCAGATTCAGGAACTTTTTTAACTAGGTCTTTGATAAATAACGCTGCAATCAGTGCAGACACATTTATATCATCATCAATAGAATCTGGATTATTCACAATGTCTATGTTTAATCCCATCTGATTAGCTAGCTTCTGATAGCGAGTATAATTTCCTCGACCAGTTAGCTGAATAAATCCACGACCAAAATATTTTCCACCGTCGGCGTCTGATTGATTACCTAAGAAACCTTTGCCGCGTTTGGTTGTGCCATATGCCCAAGAAAAAAATTGTTCACGAGTAATACCTTTGCGGGATGCGTACGAATATTTCTCAATATCTTCTGGCGTTGCAAAAGAGTATATTTCTTTTAAACGGGCTGGTGAATAAGTAAAAGATTCTAACTGCGGAATCCAGCGACATTCTCCCCCTACGATGCCCAACAATGCACACTTCTGTTCTTTAGTCTTTAAACCAACTTTATCGCAAGCAGCGATTAATGCTTTAATACCTTGTTCTGATTTGGCTGCATTTGGTGATGATTTTGGTGGTGGGCTGGTTGGGATAGAATCGTTAGCAGGAGAAGATTTTACGGTAGATGTACCAGAATCAGTAACAATAGGTTCCCCTGATCCTGATGTTACTGGATTACCAGAACTATCAACTAATCTATTTTTCGTTGAGTTTAAAAACTCTAAATTAGTTGGTGGGTCTTCAAACGTTAATATATTCTCGCCATAATTCGTGACTGCATTACTAATGGTTATTTGTGTTGCGCTGTTAATGGAAACGATGAAAGTTTCTTTGGGCAATTCAAACCCAATAACTCGCATGTTAGCCTTTAACTCAGAAGTTAAATTAGTTTTATTTGTTTCTGGGTCATAAAAAGTTAAAATTCTTCCAGTCGTTGGTCCTGGAACAGTCCTTAATATTATGTCGGACGTTTTGCTAGAAACAGGTATTGGCGCATTATCATCTGAATCGATAGGAGCCGGTTGATTTGGAATACCACCAACTGTTCCCAACATAATTGGTTGCTGTTGATCTGCATCAGCAAACATTATAACTACCGTAGTACCTTCAACTGGACCAAGCGGAGCGTATCCAATACCATTCATTGCTGCAGAAGTGACTGGCTGTAATGGCATAGACCATGGCAGATCTGCAGTTGGTAGCGTAGATTTATCGTGGGTGTGCAATCCCACCACGCGAACTTGGCAGCGACCGAGTCGTAGAGGGTCTTGTCTGTTTTCTACGACGCCATAATAAAAATTCATTTTTTCCCTCTGTTCATGTCCATCATAGAAGATTCTTTAATCAATTCCATATAACACTCATGCTTTTCTTTATCAATATAATGATTAATAGCTGAAATTAAATAATTACCTGAAAATATTTTATCAGTCATGTCATCATCTTTTTCAGACATAGGTTCCATTCTATTTAATGCCACTTTAACCTTTTGCCCAACAGTGTAATCAGTTCTTCCAGGGACTGTTATACTGATTTTATTAGATTCCGCCAACTTCATAGTAGAGATTCGTTCTTGATTAAATTTAGAATTGGTAACGTCTCCAAAACCATTAAAATTCCCATAATGTTTTGGAAAATTAATGATTAAAGAATTTGCACGGAATATTGCAGAGTTTGAGTTTATTGAATATGTATTAAGGTGTTTTTGTGTTTCAAACCTATCAACAGCATTATAATTTTTAGCTGAATATGTCTTCTTAACTACATCATAAGAAACCTGTCTGGACGCTAACATACCCGATCTAATTCTATCCATGTAATCGTATGCCACTGGAATGTTTATTTCTAAAATTCTTTTATATTCTTCAGGTATATTTCGAACGTCTCCCGCTGCTGTTCTATCGCGAACGAATTTGTCATAAACAAACTCTTGTTTGACTCCATTTTGGTATAGCGTTTCTAAACTAACAAAATAAAACCCATCACGGTTTTCAAAAAAAACATAATTTGGAGTTCCGTTCGTGTTGAGCGCGTTTTCAGTTAAAAACAATAAATTTTTAACTGGCGACCAATAATTTGAAATGTATTTAATGTTATTGTTGGTCGCTTCTACTACTACTGATTTTTCAGATTCTAATCCTAGAGTTTTATCTTTAATAAATGGTTCAACCAATTCGGAAACTTTATTACCAAATGTTCTGCTAATCTTTTTATTCAGATCTGTTATCGCCTCAACGGAAATAAAATGCAACTGATAGACTACATTTCGATCGCCCAGTATTTCTCTATCAGACATCTTGTAAATGTAATATTTACCTTTAATAGCAGATTCTTTTATCGTTGGAGTTGAAATGTCTACATTAATATATTCCTCACCAATAAGTGGGAATAGATTAACCAAGTCCAAAGATTCTCTCAATATAATACTGCCGGATATAAATGGTGAGAATAAATCTTCATAAAACTGTATAGTTAACATTTGTGCGGTGACGTCTTGATAAAACCCTTTCTGGGTAATTATCTGCACCCGGTCGATGTTAACATCTCCAGCAAATCTTAACTGCTCTTTAGACTGCATTATAATAGATCTTTATATTGTTTTAAAATGATTGACAATAAATCCGGCGATATTATTTTTATTCTTCGTTTCTTTTCATTTTCTAGCTGGGAAAACACTAAATTGGTAACAGGAAATGCTCCAGGGTAATCTGAATTCACTTTTAATCCATCTTCTCGTTCATAATGATGGATATAATTTTCTTTACCATTAGTTTTTATTTTTAGCGAACCACTAGCTGTTCCAGTAGGAATACTGTTGACCGTGAATCGAAATGTATTTTCGTCGACGACTGTAGATACAATATACGTTCCATTTGGCGCGTTTGTTGTAGCGAGAGCGCCAGTTATAGTAACAGTTGTGGTCGGAGAAACTTGAATTCCGTGGTATGGACTTGTTACGGTGATAATATTACCAGAATATGACCACGTACCAGTTAGTTCTTTATTATATGTAGCAACACACACCCGCTGAAGCACATCATCTGTTAATGGAAAATCAGAGACATAGTCATATCTTCCATTAGCTATCATTATAATCCAGTGATACTCTGGATTACCATAAATTTTTTCAGCAATAATTTCTGGAGTTTCGCCATCAACAATATCATATTGGTCATAAAGAGTTATATTTTCTAAAATTTCTTTACGAACACGAATATTTCGAGTGATGTCTGTCACAACAGATGTTCTTGTGTCACGATCTCCGTATTTGAAGTCGTATAAGAATTTTGGAAATTCTTTGAAGTACATTATAGACCATCCATAACTTTTTGTTTTGTAAGAAGACCCAGTTCTCTAAAGTTCATTGTAACATTAATCTGAGTAGGCATACCATTCGGGAAAGTCGTGAATGCGCCATTCGGTGTGTAATTAATGTTCATTTCGGTCAACACGCACGATGTGTGGCGATGTAGATTTAAGTTTTCTGTCCCGCCTTGAAAATATGAAATATCAAATTCAGAAGGATAGATATAAAGAAAATTATTGTTGTCCTTAAATTCTGGGTGCATATGAACCTTAAATTCTTCAATAATTCTCAATACATTGTTGGCTTCGTCTACATCGCGTGGAAAAAATTGATAATCAAACTGAAACGTTCTAAAATCAACACCCTTAAACACCTGTTCTTTACGAGGATTAGCCGCTAAACCAGTTGCAGCAGATAAGCCACCAGCCATTGGTCCTTTAGACAGAGCTATTTGAGCCGCAATAGTTTTAGCTAAATCTGATACATTTTTAACGTCTTTATTTTGAACTGATTTAGCAATTTCAGATGATGCTGCACTAGCGGATGCTAAAGCAAATGTGTCTTCCTCAGACCATTGCATACCATAACGAATAGAAAGTTGATTTGGTACGTGTAACGCGATTGCAGTTTTTAATCGTCTTTGTTGACGAGAAGCAGAAGCACCAACGCTTGCCACGGCTGCTGCGCCTACTGTAGCGAGCGCAGCTAAACCTGCGCCTGGACCACCAACTCCTAAAAATTTACTAACTACTGTTCCACCAGCGCCTATAGCTGCTTGCGATACTACTGTTTGAGACTCGCTTAAATTTTGAGCGATTAATTCTCCACGATCTCTAACAGGAACGTCATTTACTGCTACTAAGTTTGCTTCTGGTATTTTAAGTTTAGAATCTATGGCAATATTAATATAAAAAATAACATAGTTTCCACCATAACGACCATCTGATGACATGAGATCTATAGGGTATGAATGATTACTAACTTTGTACTGCCCTGTGCCATATTTTCCGTCTGCTTGTTTGTACGAAACAGCGTCGTCTCTAATATTTTTATTCAACGTAGACGTCTCTGACCAATTTTTAATGGTCTGAGAAGCACCCGTTTTATTCGAGTCCCACGTATCTGAAATTCTTGACATTTTAATCCCTTACCCTAAATAAGAGTGGTTTTATTCCTAATTAGTTATTTATGCTCCATAAAAGAAAGTTTATCCCTACATTTCCAGAGAAATATGCTGGCGACCCCACTAATATCATTATGCGGTCGTCATGGGAAACTATGTTTGCAAATTGGTGCGACAAGAATTCAAGCGTTGTGAGATGGAGTTCAGAGGAAACCATAATCCCATATAGATGCCCGACGGATAATTATATTCATCGTTACTTTGTAGACTTTAAAATCACAGTTTCCACAGGTAAAACCTATCTTGTTGAAGTTAAACCTGAATATCAAACTCAACCGCCAGTGTATCCTGGAAAAAAGACGAAAAGATACCTAACAGAATCTTTAACATTCATGAAGAACCAAGCTAAATGGAAGGCTGCAACTGAATACGCTAAAGATCGTGGTTGGGAGTTCAAAATTATCACAGAACGAGAATTGGGAATTAAGTCCTAAATAACTAATATGGCTAAAAAAGAAACAATGCTGGAAGTGTTCGAACGAAACAAATACGACTTGGCGACAGCAGTTAAAAAGTCTAAAGGTTGGTTCGAGCAACAGGTCATTCTACTAACTAAACAAAACATCACCCCAAATAAAGTGATGTCTGGTGACACTAGCTCCAACGTCACTAGGATTCAGCCTGGACATTGTTACATGTTCATGTATGAACCTAAGATGAAAAAAGAATTGCCATATTATGACAGATTTCCTTTAGTGTTCCCTTTTAGTAAAACGCCAGATGGTTTTATGGGGTTAAATATGCATTATCTCCCATACCATTTTAGGATTAAGTTGCTGGATGCTCTTATGGTGTTTAAATCTAACAATCGTATGGACGAGTTGACCAGGTTAAAATACTCATGGCAAATTATTGATGGTATTTCCCGTTTCGCGCCAGCAAAGCCGTGCGTGAAACACTATCTACTTGGGCACGTTAGATCCCCCTTCCGCAAGATCGATTCGGCAGATTGGGCGACTGCTATGTTACTCCCCGTCGAACAGTTTGTGGGAGCCAGTAAACAAGAAGTCTGGGCAGAGTCTCAGAAAATAATTAGAAGAACATAATATGGCACTTAAATCTATACAAGAGTTTATTTCTCAGGTTAAATCTGGAGGTCTGGCCAGAACAAACAGATATGCAGTTATGTTCCGACCACCGGTTGGTGTATCACCGGCTTCTCTACAAAAAATTATGCTTTTTTGTGATCAAGTTCAACTTCCTGGTTGTAATTTTTCCACGGTTCAGAACAGATCATTTGGAGAATTTCGCGAAGTTCCGTACGAAAGACTTTACGACAATATTACAATGTCATTTTATGTAGACACTGAGATGAAAGTTAAGGGATTATTTGACAATTGGCAAAATGTTATTTCAAATCCATTAACAAGAACTTATAATTATTACAATAAATACATAACAAACATGACCATTGAGGTTCAAGATTTAACTGATAAAACTCGTTATGAGGTGACTCTCCACGAATGTTATCCGAAGAATATTGGCTCTATACAATTAGATCACAATAACAAAGATATTATGAAACTTTCTGTTGGAATGCAGTACAAATTTTGGACTTCTCAGCCGATAACAGCATTGGCTGATAAACAAAAAATTCCAATTATTTGGTATGATACTATGATGACAAATTTTACTGGTTTTCAAGAAACATTAAACAACACGCTTGGTGTAAGAGCAGGAAATTTTGTAACTGGTTCTGCCCCCACTTATAATATATCTAATCTTCCTGGAGTGTTAAAATTCTAATGAACGATCAAGAATCATGGATGAATCGTAAATGGCGTCCAGCCATGGGTTGGATGTACATGGTAGTCTGTATAACAGACTTCATTATCTACCCAGTTCTGTGGGCGATTTTTCAAAATTTAACCGGCGTAAACCCCGTTAAACCATGGGAGCCGTTAACCTTACAAGGCGCTGGTTTATTTCATATGGCAATGGGTGCTGTGTTGGGTATTGCTGCGTGGAGTCGCGGTAAAGAAAAGATAGCAGGGATGGCACCGCCAAGCGATAAATAATAAACTTGACGTAACATCTGATCGGCAAGATCACTCATTTGTAATAATAGGAATGACTAATGAAAATTGATGAAAAATTGTCTGCTGAATTTGGTATTGAGCCGATGAATAATCCCGAGATCATCACCAAAGAAGGTGACGTAATTAACGATAAAACTAACAAAATTGAAGATGACTATGAGGTGACGCGTAACAACCTGCGTTTAATCTTGTCACAAGGTCAACAGGCTCTTATGAAAGCCTTGGACGTGGCTAATCAATCTGAACACCCTCGCGCTTTTGAAGTGGTCGGTAATTTGATGAAACAGTTGGCTGATGTGAATCAACAATTACTAGACTTACATCAACAAAAACAAAAACTAGACGCGCCCAAAGAAGGAACAAAAAAAGAAGTGACGAATAACAATGCCATCTTTGTAGGTAGCACCGCTGAATTGAACAAGATGTTAAAGAACATGAATAAAGGAGATGCATAATGGCTTTACCATTAAATAACACACCAATCTATAGGTTGACTGTCCCTTCTACTAAAGAAACAGTGAACTTTCGCCCATTCTTAGTGAAAGAGCAAAAAGCACTTTTAATCGCGCAACAGAGCGAAAATGTTAACGTGATGATGGATACACTGAAAAATATTATCAAATCTTCAGTGACTTCTAAACTTAATTTAGAATCATTATCGCTGTTTGATATTGAATATATTTTTCTACAGCTTCGCGCTAAATCTGTTGGAGAAGAAATTGATTTAACACTAGTGTGTCCAGAAGAGCACGGGTCAGAAGAAGCAAACAAAAAAGCATCTTTTATCGCAAAGATTAATATTGACGACATCAAAGTTGAACAGTCACCAGAACACACCAACAAAATTGCTTTATTTAACGATGTTGGCGTCGTTATGAAATATCCATCATTAGAAATGCTATCAAAGTTTGAGAATGTGAAAGCTAGTGACCCAGGATTAGTGTTTGAGATTATTGCAGAGGCAATAGACTACATCTACGATAACGAACAGATTTATCATATCAAAGAACAAAGTAAGGCAGAAGTTAAAGAGTTTATTGACAACCTAACATCTGAGCAGTTCGAAAGACTACAAAAGTTTTTTGAAACAATGCCAAAATTATCACATACGTTAGAATTTAACTGCCCAGTTTGCGGTAAACACAATTCAGTTAAGGTGGAGGGTCTAGACAGTTTTTTTTAATAGCTCTCTCTCATGACAGTTTATCAAATTATTATGAGTTGAATTTTTCTTTGATGCAATACCATAAATATACGCTACAAGACATTGAAAATATGATACCATTTGAGAGAGAGGTCTATATCTACTTACTGATTAGACATTTAGAAGAAGAAAAGAAAAGAATGGAACGCTAATATGGCGCAGATGGCAGCACTTCTACAATCACAAAGATCAATGTTCACGGCAAATGATGTCAAACCCACTACATCAAATGCAGATACTGCAGTATCTAAAGAAAATCAGCTTGAAAATCAGCGTCGTCAAGATAAGATGATTGAGCTTCTTGTTAAGATCGAAAAGAATACTGCTGACGCACTAAAAGCAGCTACCAAATCTGGCACAAAACAAACCGGCGAAGATACATTTGGAATTGGTGCTCTGGGTGCTGCTTTGGCAGCAGGTCTTGGTGCTATTGTAGGTTACATAAAAGGTTACGTGACGCTTTTAGGTAAACTTGCTAAAGTATTGCTGCCTGAAAAATGGATCGCTGCTATTAAAAATGGTTTCGATGCTATCGTAGACTTCTTTGATAAGATAGGAGATCTTATTACTAGAGGATTTGCCAAAATTAAAAGTCTTTTTGTTTTTGATGATGCTTCTACCATTGGTAAAATTATCACAGCATTAAAACAAGGTATAACAAAGTTCTTTGCTCCTATTGCAAAGGGTATAGAAATGATTAAGGATGGCTCTGCTGCAGTTATGCGCGGGGTTAATTTTTTAGGAGACATGATATCTAAAGTTAAATCATTTTTCTCTACAGTCGCTGCGTGGGGAAATGAGTTCACTAAGATATTCTCTGGTGCAGTAAAACTTTTCTCCAAACTAGCAATACCTCTCACTGTAATCATGACTCTATGGGATACAGTAAAAGGATTTATTGAGGGGTTCGAAAAGGGTGGAATTATCGAGGGTGTTGCTGGTGCTGTTAAAGGTTTCTTCAACTCTTTAATTTTTGCTCCTTTGGATATGCTAAAGAATGCCACTGCTTGGGTGCTTGGCGTATTTGGTTTTGACAAGGCAAAAGCCGTATTAGAGTCATTTTCATTCGAGAAAATGTTTAGTGAGTTAATTGACACATTAGTTAAACCATTTATTTGGATTAAAGATAAAGCCATTGAGTTGTGGAATACCTTTAACTGGGATGAAACGTGGGCTTCTATCACAGAATTTATCACAGAATCAATAGGCAGTGTTGTTTCTGGATTCGGTAAACTAAAAGATGGTATTGTTGACTGGTGGAATAACTGGTCTATCACTGATGTTATCGATAGCATCGCAAATCAAGTTTCAGAAATTTCTTCTGCTATCTCTAAGTGGTTCGCGGATAAACTTGATAAAGTTAAATCTTTCTTTGGTTTTGGTGATGATAAAGCCGATAAAAATGCTTCATTAAACCCTACTGACAGTCAAAAAAAATATCCGGTTGGATCCATAACGAAAGAACCACTATCATCTGGTCCAGTATCAGCTGCAGCCGGTCCAGTATCAGCTGGTTCTATATCGAAAGAGTCGGTATCATCTGGGTCCATAACGAAAGAACCACTATCAGCTGGTCCAGTATCAGCTGGTTCTATATCGAAAGAGTCGGTATCATCTGGGTCCGCACTGAGTAAGATAACGGGTTTTTTGGGTTTCAAAAAAACACCCGTCACTGGTGAAACATCTGCACCCGTCACTGGTGAAATGGGTGCAAAAATAGCGCCAGTAACGCCAAATGTATCAGCAGTACAAACAGTAGCAAAATCAGTTGAATCACCTAGAACTGCTGCTCAAGTTTCGTTAGCATCTGCTGCCGCAGAAGAAGCAAAGATATTTGCCATGAAACCAGTGACGGGATCATCAACAACTGCTGTCGTTAATGCTCCAGTAACGACAGTGAGTCAGAATATTATTAAACCACAAATCCGCAATCAAGAATCTTCTCTGGCGAAATACATTAATAACAAATACGGCATCATCTAAAACAAAAAGGGCTACCAACTGGTAGCCCTCAACTAATACTACATAAGCAGTTAGTCTTCTTTAGCAATCTTCTCGAAATAAGACATCACATCGTCGTCATCATCATCGTCAGAAGGAGCAGGTTTGCTCTTAGCGACAGGTGCTGATGCAGAACGTTGTTCGGGTGCTGCGCGAACAGGTCGATCTTCTTCTTCAGCCAGTTCTGCCGCAGATTTACCTACAAAAGAATCTCCAGAAAGAACATCATTTAATTTCTTCTTCAATTCGTCATAAGACTTAAAATTCTTGCGATCGATAAACTCAGCAAGTTTGTATTGAGAGTTTACAATACGAAGAAGTTCTTCTTCGTCAGAAGAAACTGCGCAAGGTTCAGTGAATACTGATTCGTCGTAATTAGCATAACCATCTTTCTTACGCATGCGAAGTTTAAAGTTCGCGCCTTCCCACAAGTCAAACACATTGACTGGCTTTTCGTCTTCGAAAGTCGGGCGAGCCTTGTCCATGATTTTATCGAAGATTTTCTTTCCAAATTTGAACAAGAATACCTTACCTTCATTTTCAGGGTGCTTGGGGTCAGAGACAACCAGAACGTTGGCGATGAAACTTAGCTTACGCTTTTGTTTACGAGCAATCTCTTTGCTCGCCTCGGAACCAGAGTTCCACAATTGAGTGTTGAGTTCACCAACAGGATCGTTTTCGCCAAGAGTGGTCAGTGAGTTTTCAATATACCACTTACCAGTTGGTCCTTGAAACCCATGACTGAATAGACGAACCCAAGGAAGTTCATCACCCTCAACGCGAGGAAGGAATCGGAGAGTAGCAGTACCATTGCCTGCTTTATCGCCTTCTAGACGCCAGAAACGGTCATCAGCGTAGGACTTTGATTCAGTTTGGGGATTCGCAACTTTTTCGAAAGCATTGGCGATTGCACCAAAATCAGAGTTGCGCATAGCACGGAGTTTTTGAATATCCATCGTATTTCCTTTATATTAATGTGTTTAGTTAGTATCGTTTTGTATGTGTTGAATATTGATATCATCAGTCATTTCAACATCATCAAAGATGTCATCGAAGTCAATATCTTCTTCAACATAACTATTTAGCGTCTTCATACCACCGCTTTTACGATTATTAGAGTGTTTAGCTCGTTTTCCATATTTTGATATGGATTGATCTTCATCATTATGATGGTGTTTCGTATAAGTCTTGCCCATAATTATTATACAGTTTCTTCCTTAAATTTATCAAAGATTTGAGACAACTTAATTTTATCGTATTTTACGAATCCAGTCAACTTTATTGCTCGCCTTATTTCATCATCCCATATGTATTTTATCGATGGGTGAACTTTCCAGTTTTCCAAAACTCCGGTAAAGTCATCAATTATTCGTAAAGATTCGATTGTTATTTTACCGCCAATGAATAAATTTAACACTACTGGATAATCATTATCAATGAATTCAAAAATTGACGAGTGATCCAATTTATTAACTTCAATATATGTTAGTATTGTTGCCAAGTCATCTATGAACGTCTTGGTGATAGATTGTTTACGTTTCTGCCAAATCAGATAATTATCTTCTGCTTCCTGTCCAGCATAAATCGCAGCATCTTTGCCATACGCAAAATTAGAGACAAAAAACTGAATAAGATCTTTATCGTCTGATCTTTTTGCAGCTAACTTTTCAAAAATGTATCTATCATTCCTAGCGTTAAATGCTTCTCGGGTTCCCTTGACATTTCCACGATTTTTAAACACATCAAATTTGTCAGTGGTAAAATGCAGTTTAATTGCTAAGTAATATCGATATGCTTTAAATCCATCCATCACACATCCAGCTGCGCCTGTTTTGGTAAATAATTTAGTTCTCGGAAGTTCATCTCAATTTTTTCTTTGAGCGACTTGTTTATCAAAGAAACCACATCTTCTGGCTCAAGATAATTTTCTTTACAGTAGTCAAGAACCGCATCCATATAAGACATTTTTTTATCGCGAACTCTCTGTTCTATGTGTAGAGAAAATTCATTTGATGTTTTAAACATGATTTTCCTTATTAATCCAATATTCCTCTGATTTAAGATCCTGACTAATTTTGTTATATTCTTTGAATTTAGCCTTGTATAGTTTCCAGATCGGCGTGTCAGTTTTATCTGGATCCATATCCTTCTCAAACTTGTCAAGAAACAAAGAGAAGAATTTATCCAATTTCATTTTTTGGACGAGTAGGTGGTTGTATTTTTCAGTATGTGTCATAATATGTATTATACGTTATGTTTTGATGCAAATCAAGTTTGAAATATCTACACTTCTTGGTTATTGCTTTATTCTATACTTTAGATCCCATTGTTCATTACGCAATCGACACCATTCATTGAATGAGATATACACTACGCCTGGTTCTGGATCGGCGTAGCAATAGGCGTCATAATAACCTGTGGATAGTGCTTCTAACGTCACTGGGTCGATTGGAAATACAGTTCTATCGTTGGAGCGAACTAACGTTTTGGTCATCATCCTCTCCTCATAGTAGCAATTTCAACTGCCTGTTCGTCAGTAAAAATTGGAACAGCGTTAGATTTATGCATCGTACCAATACCCTTGATCTTGTCGCCGGTATAAACAGGAGAGTCTTTCTTGGTGCATGGTGCGCCAGTGAATGGTAAACTTGGGATGTTGGGTGTCTCTCTGGGAATTCCCAGAGAGTATGACCAATTATCTTTACGTTTAGTAACAGGTTTTTTAGGTTCGTATTTTTTAAGTAGAGTTTCCCAGTCAGCCTGCAGCTGGCGCTGTTTGGCGTTAGGTTTGCGTTTTTTGGATTTTCCCAAGGATGTGTGGATCATTTGCATGATGTAAGTATACCTCAAATTTAAATATATGTCAACCTGATATAATTATACCTTAAATTGAAATATAAGTCAATAGCGAAAATGATAGAAATATGTTCTCTACACAATCATTTAGTTGTCAATTTGACATCTTGTGATTTTTTATTGGATCCATATGCCACGCAAACTACATCGCGCTCGTTTGCATAAGCGCATCGGACTGCGATAGGATCAATCCCCTTACTAATTGCAGATTCTACGTTAGATTTAATAACCTGCAATTCGTTATATTGATAAAAAGTCACAGAAACAATCAACGAAACAACTGCAACCAACACACTAATAGTAAAAATATTATCATGCATAATAAACTCCTTTTAATTCACCAATCTCCATTATCTACCACTCCCCTAATCCAGATTGGACCAAGAGATATAAAAAATGTATGCATAGAGGGATCAAGCTCAGTTGGTCCAGTAATATTAAATCTAATTTTCTCCCAGTGGTAAGGATTAATAATTAATCCAATACACAAACCAGAATGTTTAAGATAATTCTTTAACATGATCACAAATTCCTAGGTCTTGCGCTTCTTGCGGTCCCAACCAAATGTCCTGCGGAGGCAGTAGAATTTCACGAATTCTTTTTTCGTTTAATCCTGTGCACTTTTTATAATGTGCGACCATTTTTTTAGTAGTTAGGTCAAACTGTTTCACTGTTGCAAACAATTCGTGTTCTTTACCAAAAGCTCCCCATGAATACTGATGCGATAAGATAGAAGTGTTTGGTGTGAGAATACGAGTACCTTTTTCACCAGCAATAAAGATCATAAGTCCAGCAGAAGCGATTTCTCCAAGACCAATTGTACGAATTGGAATAGCAGATCCGCGCATCGTATCAATAAGAGCAAACGCTGCATTTAGATCTCCTCCTGGAGAGCATATGATGAGCGTCAGTACGTCAGGTCTTTCTTCAGCGAAATTTGCTTCAAAAATCCACTCTACTACTGGTTTGGTTGATTGAAGCGACACCTCATCCATGAACAAAAAAAACGAATGCGCGGCGTCTTCCTTATTGTTCAGTTGAATGTTAAGTTTGTTCATCATATCAAAAATCCTTCTCTTTGTAAAAAATGTGACGTCCGATAACAACGGTTTTTTGCAAGTTCCATCGCGGATTGACATAATCAGCGTGATAATATAAAGCACCTTGCGTGCTATCTTTCAGATTTTCATAGTTTGCATAAACAACTAACGCCACTCGCCTCGCATCTTCATACGCGGCTCGATCGCTGATATATTTTTTACCTTGACAATACCATGAAAATTGGCATGTTGTTTTTACCTTTTGCTTCACTACAGAACAAATATCATCTGGGAATCTTTCGTGTTGTGTTCTATTTAATGTGACTAAAGCAACTGCCGTCTTTCCTTCTTCTGGTTCTCCTCTCGCTTCAAAATAAATGTTTTCTGTTAAACAATCAACTTGTTTTTTGGCATCAGGTGTTAATTGTGAATACTGAACATCGATGATTTTATCGGATGTTGGTACAGAGAATGTGATTATTATAAGGTTTGTCAAAAACAACGATGTTACAATGTATATTCGCAGTCGAATAACTATCTCCTCGGTTTAAGTAGGTAGAGAATGCCACAGAAGACCTGCTATAAGAAGCAGGTCTTCATTTACGTTCCCCGATAAATGTTATCTTTATTTCTGGGTGGTCGTTGATAATAGATTTCCATCTATTTCTCCATCCAATGACGTGTTTGGAAGTGTCATTCGGTCGCGTGTCGTTGTATTGGTGGGTATAACTATCCGTAACATTAGTGAACCAAGAATCACATCCGTATATATGAATCTCATCATATCCTAGTTCTATCATTTTACTGCACGCAACATGCCCTGAAGAATCATATTCTGGTAATGGTTTGACGAGACCAAGAAACGAACTCATAAAATAATTTCTATCTTTGAATTTTGTTTCTCGCCATGCATGTTCGCTAAACCATGTTGGTATTGGTGGGATTTTATTCTTTAGCCAGCTACCAACAACACCAATATCAAGTACCACAGTTGAGTCTACATGTCTCCAAGGAATGTTACATCCAATCAGATAACTATATTCAGCAGGTGAGTTAAAAAGAACTCTGCTAGGACCATTGCAAAGAACTGCAGCTTTCATCATTCGTTTTCATGGATTAATTATACATCATAGAATATTGCAAATCAAATCTTTTTTCTTTGTCTTTGCTTCACCATATTATCTACAGTATCTGCAGGGACTGGTTCAAAATTTACACCACCTGCGAGAAAGCAATACAAACCATTAGGGTAATGTTCTACCAAGGTCCATGTGTTTTTTTCTGCATTGACAAACATAATGATAGAAGTTTGTATGATACCATCAGTTGTTTTTCTCGTTCTAGTCCCCCACACAAACGGCAATTCATCATATTGATCTAACGCAATCAATAATTCTTTTTCAGTACCACAATTGTCGGGGATTAATTGTGTTGGGCTATCGGCAATAGCGGTGCAAGAAACGGCGAGGAAAAGTGCTGCTAGATATTTTTCCATTTACGATACTCCTCTCTTAGTTGTAGGAAGCCTGATATCCAGGTATCTCGCTTCTCAACAAATAAAAGAGGGTCTGAGTCTTCGACTGCCATTATAATAACCAGTCGAGATACGGGGATTTTCGTCCGCTCTTCAAACGCTACAGCATATGCCGAACATTGCATAAAATAATTATGAATTTGTTCTCGAGTTTTAACTCGGGACGAAGTCTTAAAGTCTATTATAGACAACCGTCCTTCGTACTCTGCAACACAGTCAACAGTTCCTGCTACTTCCAAATGATCAGAATACAGCGGAGATTCTAAAGCGTGTATGTTATTTATACTTTTTAGAACTGGTCTTATAGAATTCCACATCTCCACATCAATTAATTCTGGGGAAACTTCCTTATTCTTAAGGTAGTCTTCGCAAAGGCTATGAATAGCCGTACCTCGTTTTGATGCGCGAGCAGATATCTTGTTCGCTTCTTCTTCTCCAACTCGTTTTCGCCATTCCATCATGGACTGTTTATTATAAAGCCCAGTGACAGAAGTTATAGATGGATAAGAATTACCCGATGGGGTTTTGTAAACTCTAGTCCCATCGGGTTTTGTGTCGCGCTCAAGTTTCGGCAAATCATGATGTATAAAAGTTTTCATTACGTCAGCAATTTAAGGGCATCTTCATAATGATGTTGACGGTCGGCAAGACCGTTAATTCCACCATTAATTCGTTTAGTTAATGTAACAAAGTCGCCGCTGTCGGCAAATGCATTTAAACCATTTTTGTTCCAGAACCAAATAGCAGACATAAGGGCAAACTTGCGATCGGTCGCGACCTGATCAGGATTGGCAACCACGTTCTCCCAGTCATCACACATATCCTTAGCGAACTGTGTGTAGTTTGAACGACCTGTCAACTGGATTGGTCCACGACCGCGATACGTCCACCCATCATTAGATGATTCTAGACCATTACCCATGCGATTAGCATAAACACGATTTGCGATTTTCTGGGGGTTGCGCGCATAAGGTTGTGCTGATTCAAGAGTGGGAAAATACTTCTTAAATGTAGTACACAACCCTTGCGCAGAATAGTTCAAGTTTTCTTGAAACACTGTCCAACCACCAGACTCATGACCACATTGCGCCAAAAATGCTGCTAGACGTTTCGGTGTGTTAATATTATACTTGGCGCAAGTTTCGTTTATAGCATCTGCCCAATTTGCAGGATCTTTTGCTTTTGGGAATAATGTTTTAAATTGTTCTGCCGTGATGTGTGACATTGGTGTTCCTATTTTCCTTCAATATGGTCTTCATATCGCAACTTAGCCAAAATATAATCTTTCACGAGACTAGACCTAACAATATCGTCCGGGGTGAATTCGATACGAGTGAATGCAGACATGTGCTGTGCGATATCAAAGAATTTTAAGATACCAGTCATGTCGTTCTTTTTCTTATTTAAATCGGTTTGACGATAATCGCCGCACCAAATAATCTTAGAACGATATCCGACTCGCGTCATCACTGTATCTATTTCTTCGTAGGTAAGATTTTGCATTTCGTCAACGATGATGATAGCATCATCGAAGGACATCCCGCGAATGAACGATGTAGATATAAATTCAATGTGGTGTTGTTCTTCCAACCTTTGATATGCGTCAGGGCGTCCAAACAGAATGGTACAGATTTGCTGATATGGTTGTCTGTAGATTTCTGTTTTTTCATTTAAGTCTCCGGGTAAATGCCCTACTTCGCGAGATGGAACTGCTGAACGAACGATAATGATTTTATTGAATGGGTTGCTTTTGTCCAACACTTCTTCTAATGCTTTATACAAAGCGATGAAAGTTTTGCCTGTACCAGCCACGCCGTGCAGCGCTAAGAAATAATCTCCTCTTTTATACGCGTCAAAAAATAATTTTTGATTCGCAGTTAGTGGGTCAAATGTTTTTAAATCATCTATACGAAGTTTCAGATGATTATTTGGTTTTGCCAAATTTTTTGGCTCACTCTGCTCATTATCTAGTATCTTTACTGGTTTTGGTAGACGCGCCATTAAAGTTTCCTTATAATTGCGATGATGTTTTATCTAATTGACTTCCTGGAGTTCTTTCATGAATTTTTTGTAGCACCTCCTTAAACCCTGTATCTTTTTTAATGGTTATGTGATCTCCAGCGAATGCTGGGGCTTGCGTGATAGCGCGTTCTAGGTGAGGGTTGGCTTGTTTAAATGCATCTAAGTCAGCGATGCGCATAACATGTTCTGTTACTTCACCAGTCTGTTTGTTACGAAATTCATATGTCGGCATATTATCTCCTTACATCTGTATTTATACGATCCAGTCGGGAGTCGGACGATTTTTCCATTTAAACATACTTGTTTTAGCGCCGTTATAGTAATTACGATACGACTTAACCGTATATTCAGATTCTGAACGATCTACTTTGAATTCATCTGGCATGGCGCGCCATGGAGCAGAGAATTTTTCAAGAACGCAAATTTTAGTCGGAGGAACTTTTAGATATCTGGCAAGACGCATTGCTGAATGCACTTTACCATATCGATAATGATACTCTCGCATCAACTCAATCCACAATTTAAACAGGAATTCATAGTTGGCGAGAGAATGGCGGCACCACTTAGCAGAAGGGTGATTGATGTGTGATGCTTTGTAGAGAATATCTTCTCGTTCATCAGGAAGAACCCATCGTTTTGCTTTTCGCCCAGATTTGGAAAAACCATCAGTCTCAACACCATCGAGAACGCGATGTGCCGTAGAAAGAAGTTGCGCATATTCCAAAATCATTTTCACAACATGTTTGTCGACGTGTTGTTGGGCGCAAATCGCAGCATCATGATGAATATAAAAAATGTTCATAACATCCTAATTAAACCAATAATATCAATTGTTACCAAAAGCATGTAGTTAGCAAGCATACCAAATGATTTGCGAGTGTAAGCAGCCCAAGCGTATAAAGCACAGCCGAAAATCCAAATAGGATACAGTGTAAGCAAAGGGGGATGTGGGACGGTGATTGCCATAGTAATAGAACACCCAATACTAATAGCCCAAGCAAACAACTCAACAATAAAACGTAACCTATTGCTATTCCAATCGTCGCGAATCCATTTTAAAGTAGGTTTAAAAATATCTATCATAGCATTCTCATCGCGTCTAATGCTCGGATTTGCAAAAGTGTGCTGTCTAAAACTTTAATCGTGTCACTCGCGTTGACGTGTAGAATACCATGCCCACCTGCTTCATTAAATGGAGAAATACAACCGATGGAATCGTCGATCAAAATAGCATGATCATGAGCATATTGTGCTTTCTCAAGTTTTGATCGAACGAAATTGGTTTTGTATGAAATGTTTTTCTGTTTTAACCAATGCGATTTCTGAATCATCGCTTGTTGACCTCGCAGCGGATCAAATGTTCCTACCGAAGTGAGAATTTCGATATTTATACCGGCGAGCTTGGAAACATGATTTAGCAATTCTGGAGCATCTGGCATAAATTCCAGATCTTCAAATATTTTGTGAATCAACACAGCATCACGAAATTTTTCACGATCTGGTAAGTCAGACTCTAGCGCGTGATACTTCTTATCGAAGTTCGCAAGAACGCCGTCCATGTCGAGATACAATGTGATTGGTTTCATAACCTTATTATACACCATTAATTAATAAAAGGCAACATTTATTTAACCAGTTTTGCAAAATTAGGTGGAGTCCATCCCTCTGGTTTGAGAATTTTACCGTCTTCCCGACGAATAACTTTACCACTGGTTGCGTCAATCTTGGAGAGATTGGATTTTGCACCTTCTTCCCAAATCTCTTCACAATCCCAACCTCGAGATTTCATATATCCGACAATAACCCAAATCATATCAAAACACGCATCAGCTTTCTCAGCATCATCATTGTCAATGACTGCCTGCATGAATTCTGCGTATTCCTCCGCAATTAATTTCGCGTAAAGTTTAGACTGTGCAGATTCAGTTGCGTTAAATGGTGGGATTTCTTGTCCTACTGCTCGTAGAAAAACGCTAACATCAGTAAATACTTTAGTCATTAGTCATGCTCCTCGCTTGCCCATCGTAGTAATCTAACTTCTTCTCTCAACGTCGCATTTTCAGCCTCTAGACGCTTAACCAGCGTCAGAAGCTGTAACACGGCTTCTTCAGCATCACTCAGTGGAATTTTCAGGTGTTCCATTTTGTTTTTTCCTCAATATAAATGTACCATCTTTCATGGGTTGCCAAATTAGCGTTTCTCCAACGTTCCATCCAAGCTGTGCCAATAGTTCCGGGGGAATCGGCATCACCAGATCCCCCGTTTCTGCATCCTCTTCCAACCAAACAGTCCAGTCATTCATAATGTAGACTCAAAAAATTAGTGTCTTCTTCCAGAATTTCAATAATCACACCCTGTTTTGATGCAGCGTGAATCATATCATTAATCACACCGCGACCATACATATTCGCTCCGTAAGTATCTTTGTGACACATATAGACAGATCCGCTAGAACCTTCAAATTTATAAAAGTTGTCGTCAAAACTCACCTTAGTGACGCCAGAATTCATTTTCCAACTGTCTCTACCAGCGAACCCACCAAACCAGCATCCAAAAACACGATAGTGGATTGCCTCGTCTTGTGTTATTTTAATAATTAGCCATTTATCAGGTGTATATGTGTTCATATTTCCATCACCATCAAGTCAAAATTATCAGCAATATTCTCGTACCCAATATATCCACGCGGATTGCACGCGATTCTTGTATCCCCAATTAGATAATCATATCTTTCATGCGTGTGTCCATGTGTCCACAACACAATTTGGGGATGATCCATAATGTATTCTTCATAACTATTATGGTAAGCTCCATTCAAAATATAATCATCTTTATAGTATGGCGAACAAGATTGATGAGAGGGTGTGTGATGACCGACTACGACAATCTTCTCTCCTTCTGTAGCTTGAGAGACAACTTGTTTTATGTAATCAATACATCTTTTATTCTCCTCAACAACGTCTTCAGGAGAAAAAAATGCCGGCTCTGATTTCCGTTTTGTGCCAATTTGCACGTAACGTCCTAGATCATCAAGTTTCACGTTACCTTCTTCATCATACTCATAGACAGGCACCCAGCGAAACAACTCACGATTAGAATTCTTGATAATTTTAAAATCATTCATTCTTTTTTTCATGTGATGCAACGTCAGCGGATCTTCTCTATTCATATCAGTCCACAGAGTAGACCCCACGAACGTGTAATCTCCAAGTTTGAACACTTCTTTATCAAGAATGTGTACATTAGTGAGATATGCCAACTTGGTTTTCAAGCCGGAAATGGTGTGCTTAAAATCGCCATGGTAATGCTCATGATTACCTGCAACATAAACTACATGTGGGAATTCTTTAGAGCATTCTTTAAAGAATGCGTGATATTCTTCTGAAATAGATTCAGGGTCGACTTCTGTCGATTGCAATTCATTAAGATCGCGTTCAACAAGAATATCCCCACTGAGAATAAGTACCTCAACGTCTCCTGGGTTTTTAACAGATAGCGTTCCGTATTCTAAATGTAGATCAGATGCAAGTGCGATTTTCATAATATTCCTAGTGTATACGTATAGTATACCTTATGTTTCTTTAAAAGTCAATCCCTTTTCTTTGTAATACCGATAAATTTTTATTTGATGTGAAAATGTTATCGGATAATGTTCGAAGTCGGTGAGAGCGTCGCCGTAGTACTCCTTCAACTCATCATAAAATTTTACAACTTCTTCATCAGACATGTTATTACCTCTTTCGCTTCTTTGTGATCAGATACAGTAAGTTGCTGTTCTATTTCTACACACGCTTCTTCCGTTGGCAAATACGTGCTCGTATTTTTCACGATAATATAATTAACCCCGTTCACTTTAAAAGATATAACTGTGTATGGGGTATAAGAATAGAATCCTTTGCGAAAATCTTTCATAATATCTCCGTATCTATTTTACGCAAAGATGAATCTAAACATTGTTTAGACCGAACTGGTTCTTAATATAATCGCTGGGTTTGATCTCATTGGGCGATAAATCTGGCGCGCAGCCCAATGCTTCGAATAAATCTGCATAGTATGCGCACTGTCGAATAAGCAGGTCAGCAAATTCCTCCATATAATCTTGTCTGACGGAAAAGGAAGAATTAGGATTCCTCGCCAGATGATTTTTGTAAGCAATGTTAGATAATTCTCTAATCCGTTCGTTCATTACGGTCTCCATTTAGAATGATGCCCTTTATTCAACACAACCCCGTGCCAAAAGACATACCAGGTATAATATGCTTGTTCCTTGGTTTTCTTCCAATAATGTTTTCTATATGACATAATCGCACTCCACTAAAATGTCTGTATATAAGTCTAGCAATTCTTCGTTGGATAATGTATCCAACTCATCAGGGGTGATATCAAACTCGCGCTGAAGATATACATATTTTGTGAGATAATCTGTTATACGAGAAATAACAATATTGCGCATATCTAAAACACCTTTCTGGGTCGTTTTATACGTTATAAGATTATTAATGCAGCCAATCCCAATATAATTCCACCAATGACTATACTTGCGGGTAACCAAATACCCGCCGCGATAATCACCCAAAATATCCAAAGTTCTGGGAATGAACCGATTCCAATTAACATTACAACTAAACTAAAAAGTGCCTGTCCCAACATAATTAATCTTTCATTGATTCACTGAACTTGATGGATCATCACTTTCCGCGCATGTTATGCTCCAAATATACGAGGGTGGGTATCCTACCATAATACCCCGAATTTGTTCGTATGTGCCATATCGTTCAAATTCTTGATTACTCCAACCATCCCAAATTTTAATAGTCCACATACGCTCGTCCATCATTGAACCTCTATCATTATATTTTAGAAAAATCTGTATTCAACTTCCCAGAAGTATTCTACCGCATGCATGGCAGAATTCAAATCTTTGAAGTTTCCCATGTTTCTTTCATCTTCTACCACATTTGTAAGGTCGTCAATATAAATGAACGCATACAATGAATCAGGATCGTTTTGTTTTAAAACAGAACCAACAACCTTACCTGTCTTTGTGTTCAAATAGACAAGTTTCTCATTAATGGTTTTCCAAGCATATTCATTTGACATGACTAACTCCCAGTTGTTGCTCCGTCTTTTCTATAGCTTTATAGAATGCCGGATGGTTTGAATGGTCGATACCGTGTTTTTGCAGCTGTATACAAAATTCTTCAAGTGTACGTTTTACAGCAATCTCAAACCCTTCTTGAAACGTCTGCCAATGATCTTCCAACAAAACACTAGAATATTCGCCGTTCGATTCACGACGAAGACCATGATATTCAGCAAAGTTAGGATAAGTATGTGTTTCAAATAATTCGCGAATATGGTTATTCATCTTTCATCTCATTCCAATTATAAAATGTAATCACGCTATCGGTTGAATTAGCCCAACGATCAAATTCTACAATAGGGCAACTCATATCTACAAAGAACTCGCCCACCGCACCCCACCAACGGAATCGATACATGCGCCCTTTATACTGAGCAATTGAGCCCATTTTAAAAAAGTCACGACGAACTCGATAACCGCGTTTCTTCAACATGGTCTTAAACTGGCTCGGACTCATACCCCACAATTGATCTCGGTATGGACGTTTGGCTTTCTGTTTAAATTTCATACATCAACTCCGAAATATTTTTTGATCCTTTTATTCACAAAGTCATAATGCTTTGGGTCAATCAATCCATCTGCCCATTGTGATCCAACATCAAGACATTCCTGCACGATCAACTCGGCGAACCTAAAATCGTCATGGTGTGCCGAACCATAAATCTCTTCAGCAAGTTGTCGAATTCGTTCGTTCACGACTTTTCCTTTTGTGCTGCTAGTGCAGCTTCAACAAATTTCTTAATACGGTTCCAATCTTTTACATCAAAATAAAGAGTGGCACCCGCGTCGCTAATCTTAAAACGAAGATTTTCATTATTAATTTCATCAATACCAAATACCGTTTGGCTTAAATCCAAGCAGTCTCTATATTCCATACGCTTCATCATGCAATTCCAAAATAACGCTTCAAACGAATGGGATACTCACTTGCAGGGAACCTATGGTCAACAAAATCTTGGGTAACTTCAGCACACTCCTTCACAAGCGACTCGGCGAACTTTTCCACCATATAATCACTGACATAGCTAATCTTACCATCTGTTGTAATCACAAAAGCCTGTGACGCAAGTTCTCGAATTCGTTCGTTCATTATTCAACTCCGAAATGTTTTTTAATATGATAACTTGGCCATTCAACTCTCATAGTCACTTGGGACATACCTTCATCTGCCGCCCGAGCACATTCTAACACAATCAACTCGGCGAACCTAAAATCGTCATAGTATGCCGAACCATAAATCTCTTCAGCAAGTTGTCGAATTCGTTCGTTCATTATTCAACTCTCCACTCCAAAATTTCATAGTGCCAAGGGCTTAGCATTTGATTCCAATAGGAAATCCTAGCCTCTGCTTTTGCCTCTAACTCATTAAATGGTGTTTGATACCAACCAGGACAATTCTTGCCGCTGAATGGTGCGTCGAAAGAAACATTAGTCTCTATGTGAGTTTTACGAAAGTATAGATAAGGAAATGTCATGCTTCGACTCCAAAATGTTTCTTAATCTGTCTAGCAATTCTATCTGCAGTATTGGTGCAACAGGCAGGATCATCACCAACAGCATCCGATTCACTAATACCAGCACACTCCTTGACAATCAACTCGAGGAACTTTTCAGCAAATCGATTAGAATATTCAAGCGTAACTGGATATCCATCACTATTGTCTTTACTAGCCTGTTCAGCAAGTTCACGAATTCGTTCAGGCATCATGATATATCCTTTAGTTCATAAGAACTAATACACCAACCATTCAATTCAAGCCAAGTTTCTTCTTTGAAAGAATTTTTATCAATCCTATGATCAATCACCATTTTCTCATCATATAACCCATGGGTGTCAGAACCCGCGCCGACAGAGAAGCTAATGGAAACATCATACTTTTCCAAAAGTGCTTTAAATTCTTTTAAAAATTCATCTTTCATGAGATCTCTCACGATTTTATTCTGAAATGTTCTTTTAGGTTAGCGATAATAAATTGTTTAGTGAGAATTACCGATCCTTCTTCAGTAGTGGGAGCACCATCAATCCAGTCACAGCATTCTCGAACAATCAACTGCGCGAACTTTTCAATATCCATCATCGGTAGGCAAAGATCGTCGTCCCATTTTCCTGCTCCGGCTTCTATAGCAAGTTCACGAATACGTTCATTCATTCTTCAACTCCGAAATGTTCTTTGATTGCTTTAATGTTCTCGCGGCACTTGTCTGCACAAATATCATAGTCATCACTGCCATGAGAAGATAAACCATACAATCGTTCAGATTCTTTAGACAGAATAACCTCACACTCTCGAACAATCAACTCGGCGAACTTTTCTGTATCGACCTGATCAATGTGTCCACCATGGCCATCACGATATTGTGTGGTACATTGTTCGGCTAGTTTTTTAATTCGTTCGTTCATCATTTAACTCCGAAATGTTCTTTAATCGCTCTCACACAATCAAAAATTGTATATTCCTCAACCAGTTTAGCATCTTCCTGTTTATAATATCTTGGCAATTCTTCTAACGATCTAGCACATTCTCTAACAAGCAACTCGGCAAACTTTTCAAGGGTTGGGCTAAGCGTAGGTGCTGACGCAATAAATCCAGCTTCTACTGCTATTTGTTTAAGTAGGTTATTATTCATGGCAATCACTTATAAAATACTAATAACAAAGATAATTACAGCAGTAACAGGATTACCTGTAAACAAAGCAAACATAGCCAAAATAGTACCAAAGAATGCTATATCAGAATCCATCATGCAACCTTTAGGGTGAAATTTTTTCCGGGGAAATTTTTTGCAGACAAACCGTTTGCAATCATCTAACCCTATAGAGATATTATACCGTAAATATGAATATAAGGCAAGAGATATATGGAGAGGGGAATACTGTGGAGAGACTGTTATGCGGAGAGAGACTGTTATGTGTGGGCTGGAAGGTCGGTCTTAGGATTAAGGGTAGGAGTCCCTTAATTATAGATTAAGTCCCCTAACCCTCTATAGATTTGATATCTAATTATTAACTAAACTCCCAAGACGTAAACGAGTAGCCTTCTCCATCATCCCAGTCATACTCGGGATCAAACCATCCTTGCTTATCGAGGCTACCCTGTTCGTTATGCTGTAGGTTCTTATGTCCATCTGCTCTTACGAATGATGGCGATTTAACACCTTCTATGAGAGTGACGAATTCATCATATGGAATAGTAATACCATGCTCGTCCTTAATCATCTTGTCTTTGAGGAAGTCTTTCCATGCCTGCCAGGATACTAGTTCCTCTAGTTTATATCCTTGAAACGAGAATGACCATCCATAAGAAGACTTACCGATGTGGTATGTCTCGTCGTATCGGTCACAACATTTGCAGTGGTTCTCTGCTACGTAGTAATTAGTGCCCATATCTGTACCTTACTGTATGTCCCTTGTTGCTTTGGCGATGGCTGCTCTGGTAGCGTCTCTGTCTTGTGGCCACTCATTGTCGTAGGTGAATTCAGGCGACCAATTGTCGATCCAAGACATAACGCGATTGAGTGCCTCCAGAAGATCGGGAGCAGCGGCGAACAATCGAACGTTGGCTTCTAGTTGGCTATGTCCTGTCGAATTCTCTACAGTGCTGATCTCTGCGACGGTCGTGCCGTCATCTTCCATGATGAATGCCGTAGTGCCACCGACGATCATGGCATACTGCAACGGTCCAGGTGTATGTTTGTTCATTTTATTGTACAATCCATTCTGTCTGTGAGTAGACGTCTACTATTTGTTCTCCCAACTCAGAAGCCAACACGCCGAAGTCGTAGTAATGGAATTCATCTTCAAACTTCTGGATAAACTCAACGGCTTGCTCACGATCTCCAAACACTCCCAGCAACTCATCACCAGAGTATGGAACAGCGCGCAACACAGAATAAACTTTCATTTCATTCTCCTCATAATCTTAATCAACTGTAGTAATTATGACGGAAATTGCAATTAAAGCCAAGAAGTATTTGGAGTGTTCAACCGAGCCGACCACACTAGCTTCGGATACTTTTCTTCGAAAAGCTCCCATGCCTGATCAACATCTTCGGCGTCAACGTTAACAACAACTTCTTTACCGAGGGAATTAAGGGCATTAAAGGTAAAAGTCAGTTCAGTCATTTCGTTCTCCTCATAATCTTAATCAACTGTAGTAATTATGCCTGTGATTGCGATTAAGGGCAACAAGTATTTGCAAATATTTTTATTCAACTCCGAAGTGTTCTTTCACACCTAGAATGGCTTCTTGATATCCATTCAGCTTTCCTTGACAGAAATCTTCTTGTTGATCCTCTGCAGAATAGAGAGGAGTAGAGTCATCAATCACTTTAATGCATTTCTTGACGAGCAACTCGGCGAAGCGAACAATTTCTGGTCCAGTCAGGCTACAGAATCCTTCTGCATCGTGCGAGAGCATGCCTCCGGCTGCATCACGTGCTAGTTGCATAATAGTGTCGTGGTTCATTGGTTCTTTTCCTTTCCAATCTGGGCAGCGGCTCTAACGATGGCGCGGCGAGTGGCTGCGTAGGGGTCGCCGTTAACTGGCTCAAAAGCATCCAGCAAAAGCCGACCGGCGTATACGTCCTTCCCACTCCCTGGAACAACAAGCTCCATATTCAACTTCACTGCCAGCCGAAACGCATCGCCGTCATCGGTGAGTGGGTTCCAGCAGGATTCGTTCAGATCATCCCAATATCCGCACCTCAATGCACCTTGACAATACTGGTTGTCAAGGAATGGTAGACCATCAATCCCGATTGCCTTAGCAGCCAGTTCTAGTAGTTCGCGGTCAGTCATTTCGTTCTCCTCATAATCTCAATCAACTGTAGTAATTATACATGTGATTGCAATTAAAGGCAACAACTATGTTATCTTGTTTATGTGTTCTTTTCCTTGCTCTTGGCTTCGATGGCTCGGGCGAATTCAAATACTTCATCTGGAGACAAATACATAGTTCGTCCTTCGCTACGACTGCCGCCATATATGCTATGCCCTGTAATCCGCTCCCATTCGTCCTCAATATCATCATCCGTCAGCCCAACACATTCTCCATGCCTACGCATGGGCACAAGCCACGGCTCAATCCGAAACAAGTTGTGAAATTTTTGCTTCTGTGTATTGATCTCTCGTTGCGTGAACCCAGCGATGAGAAGCACAGAATTTTCTTTCTCATTAATCATGTGTTCTTGTCCTTACACTTTGCTTCGATGGCACGAGCAATTGCGATCAACATGTGTTGAAGTGAGGTAGTTGTGTGTTCGCCAAAACCACAAGCCTGCGCGATATCCTCATCCGTCAGGCTGATCCATTCGCGTAGATGTGGATGGAGTTGTGGTTCTCTCATGATGTACTTGCGTCCATTAGCGTCGACAAGAATTCGGTCATCCATTATTCTTCTCCTTCAGTGCAGCTCCAATGGCTCTGCATAATGCTTTCTTTGTGCTATTGCTACCAATCCAATAGTCAGTTTCTTCATCCGTCAGGCTGACCCATTCGCGCTCGGCGCGCTCGGCGGCGAGCAATCGCCCCAGATCGTCGGAATTAACTATGAATACACCTTCAACTTCAGTTTCTGGAAGTCCCTGTTCCCGCGCCATGCGGAGAATGTCGTCTCTATTCATTTTCTTTCCTCATCGCGTTAATTCCAGATACCAGTATCATCAGAGCAACTGCAGCACATCCAATTAAGGTTATCAACTCCATATCTGTAGACGAATCTATCCCGCCAGCTATACCCATAATCATAACCAGACCTACGAAGAACCGGATCAAACCTTTCATTTATAATCACTCACTCTCAATTGTTTGATTCGCCAATCCATCCATACACCTTGAACCACTTTTCTTTCGCATAACCACCACGCACTATGGCTCAATCCCATACCACCAGGAATATAACAAACTCTAAACTGGTCCATCATGACCATACTTCCATTTCTTCATCAGTTAGTTCTATCAGCATGACATTGGCGTATCGCTCTAGGAGAAATACTAGATCATGTACTCCAACTCGGTGACCTTCGAAAATGGTTAGATCGCCTTCCTTAATATGGATCCAATCACCAGATCCGTTACTGTTCGTCATCACTTTGATCATCACATTTCTCCTATAATCTCAATCAACTGTAGTAATTATGCCTGAGTTTGCAATTAAAGGCAACAAGTTTTTATGAAACTCTAGTGACGCGAGTAACCTTGGACGACATGGTCGGACGATTCTTCCTACGCGAAGGTTTGCATTCTTGGATAACTCCACCTGTCTTAAGAAACAGAGTGACTTGGGATTCAGACTCTGCCCGGACGACAGACTTGGCTACGGGCGACTTGTTATAAATGATGGAGATACGTTTTGCTTGTTCGTTAGTCATGATCATTTACCTTTACGCGTATTGATGTGGGATTCAATTTCAGAGATGATTCGTTTTTGTTGAGTCTTCGGCAGACCCTCAATAATACCTGCAGTCATCGATTCTAGGTATCCGAGAGTAAATGCAGCATCATTAGATTCTCGGAGGGTTTTCACCAGAGTCTTCAGAGAGTCGCGAGCATTCATTTTGTTTCCTTTCTCATTCATCATGAGACTATTATCGCTTAATTTGCAATTAAAGGCAACAAGTTTATTTCTTATCCGCGAATCATTTGGTCTACATAATGTAGTGGGTAATATTTTTCGAATTTATCCCATGCCTGATCTTCATCCTCCGCGTCGATTTTAACGATAATGTCTCTACCAGAACGATCATAAGTGTAAAAAGTAAAGGTCATTTTGTTTCCTTTCTCATTCATCATGAGACTATTATCGCGTACTTTGCAATTAAAGGCAACAAGTTTCGTATGGTTATTCCAACCAGCACTCGCTGGCAGGTCGTAAGATGAGGTCACCAGAACGATTTTCAATCACCAAGTCAAACCCACCACCGAAATTCGAACGTTTGATTTTCACTACTCGACCACATTGTTCGTAACCACTTTTGAAGCACACTGAATCACCAACACTAACAAAACCACCATCAACCCGTGCTTTCATAATCATCTCCTTATCGTATGAGACTATTATCGCGTACTTTGCAATTAAAGGCAACAAGTTTCTGTGCGTCAAGGTGGACACTCCAGAGTATAGACAATCACGCCATCGAAAGTATCAACAACTTTTACTGAAAATCCCTGATTGTGCCAGTCCATGGCAATACCTTTATACTTGTTATGACCACGGTCAATTTTGACCAATTCGCCAGTATCTCCATCGTAAAGGTAAACATCATACATAATCATCTCCCTATCGTATGAGACTATTATGCCTGGGTTTGCAATTAAAGGCAACAAGTATTTGGATGAGCCGAAATTAATTCGTCAGCATGTATTCAGCCAGATCGCGCCAATCTTTGTTCGCAGCGCGGATCTTGGTGATAGAGATCAAGGTGCGGAGAGAGATTTCCTTCGCGTCAGAACCAACCTCACGAATCAGGTTCAGAGCGTCTTTTTTAGCCTGCAGGTCATACTCAGGGAGGAATTCATCCGAAGTGGCGATAAATTCCATACGGTCGATCTTTTGAGTGAACGACATGCTGAGATCGATCATCATTGAACGTGAACGGATGGCTTGGTCGATTTTATCTTGATCCATGTTGGAGATGAAGATGACACGACCTTCGAAGTTAAAGGAACGCGGCAGGTCTTCATCACGCATGTCAGCATTCCAGCTGATGATACGTTTGCCGTAGGAATCGAGAGCGCCTTTCAGCAGGTTGAGAGCAACGGGATCCTTGAGCACGGCATCGCAGTCATCGAACACAATGATCGACTTGTTGTTTTCGAAGAGAGTGCGATACAAACCTTTGGCAGTAGAGAAACCTTTCACCATCGTGAAACACTTGCGAGTATTGATGACAGCACCAACTTGGAAGTCAGCCAAGTCGCTAATGTCTTTGTAGCCGTTAGCTTCCAGGGTCTTGGTAACAGTATAAGTCTTGCCAAGTCCACCCTCGCCAGTGATCACGGCAGATGGTTGCACGCCACTAGCAACCATGGTTACCAGTTTCTCAACAAAGCCGAAACGGTCATTGATGCCGTAACGGTTACTCTTTTCGGTGGCAGCAGCGACGGCAGTCTCGATATCACCTACCATTGATTTTAGCTTACGCTCGACATATTTCTTATCATAAGACTTAATCGTTTTGGTACCGACTTTAGCGAAATAGTTGCCGGTTTTTGCGTCGAACGAAATAGAAGTCACTTGTGTCATCATCATCTCCTCATCACCAATACGTATATTATCGCGTAATTTGCAATTAAAGGCAAGCAGATTCTTGAAGAGAATCTTTTTGGAGGATGGTCTTATCCACTATGACACCACCATGGATCGTCCGATACGTCTCGGCAAGACCCAGAATGTAGAAAGTCATCACCTTTCCTGCGGAAGTGATAAGTGTATACGGCATCAGAATCTCCTCGGCATCAACTCAATACAGCTATTATGCCTGAGTTTGCAATTAAAGACAACAAGTTTCTGCGAGGAGATTCTATGTCAGTGTTTCAGTTTCTCGATGAGGATAGTTGTCTGTAGACCGGCGACAGCGTAGTGGGCATCTTGCCATCCTTCTCGCAGCTGCCGGAGGGATTCGCGCATCATTCTCATGGCGAAGATCAATGCCTCCATTGGTGTTTCTGCCGTGCTACGCTGTTCCTCAATACGCTGCAGCAATAGGCGCAATCCAGGGCGATATTCCTCTGGAGAGGATTCCACTACTTCTTGGAGGAAAGTGGTACGGAAGGTTTCGAATGCTTCAGGGTCTTCACGATACAGTCTGGCTAGAGTATCAAAATCAGGGAGGCGAGGAGAATTTGCCATGATAGTTCCTTATGATTTTAAGCGGCTAACAGTTCGTCTGGCACTTCCATTTCATCGCCCAGGCGAGAGGCGACGTAACAGCGCATGGCGGCAACAAGTGGAGAGTTTCCATACGCAGTAAAAACACGTCTGTCTGATTGAGCGCACCACCTAGTGCCATCTGCAGTGGAAAATACGTCAATTCTTTCTGATTCGATGATCGGTCCACCCTGGGTCCACCGCGCAGATGGAGAATACATTCTAGAATGTATCGGATTGCGCCCGATATACCGCGATGGCTGCATAATCAAGAAACCGTGGTCCAGTTTCACGACTCCATCACCATAATAAGCGTATGCTACTGCCCAATCCAACGCACGACCAGACAAATTGGAAGTCTTGACTCTCATTTTAGCCTCCAAGCAGTGTATTTTGTTTCCCAGTTCCATCTTGGGCACTTAGCCAGACTGTGTTTCTCACCACATAGTGGGCAGAGCACAGTAGTCGAGAGAGTCTTAAATTCCATTTTGTTGCCCTCCGATTCATCATGAGACTATTATCCCGGAATTTGCAATTAAAGGCAACAAATATTTCAATTTCTGGCAATCACGCTGCCAATTTGATTGAAATAGTAGGATACTTGACGAATCCTGATGTGTCTTTCTTGGCTTTTCCTTTGGCGTAGAGTCCAACTACCACGCCTTTGGGGTCTAAGAATCGCAGGTCGCTCTCATCTCCATTAAAAACAGCGCGTCCATTGTATGTTTCAGGCATTGGCTCACTCTTTTTCAGACCAAACACAGTCGCCACATTCATTCCGGCTTGGAGTGCAGCTGCAACGTCAGCATCATTACCATCAGCAGCGGAGAAGGTCAGGTGGTAGTTAGGGAGATGCGCCACTTTACGACCTAGAATTTTGGTATAGTCGTAGAATTGCACGTCAGGAAACTTCTCAATGATCCCATACTTCTCCCAAGAGATGTCCGAAGTGCCATTCAGACGGAACGCAGGGATCATTCCCTTCTTCTGCGCTTGCTTGCTGCCGAGACGGATGTCGTTTTCAAGGTCTGCAAGGAATTGCTCGCGATTCTCGAAAAAGTATTTAGTCTTGCGGATACGTGCTTGCTGGATCGTGTTTGTCGTCTCACCTTTCTTGAACATGCCACCACGTCCGGCAGTGTTCAGGCATGCTTTCTTGCACCCTTCGGTGGCTTTCGGGCAGGTATTCTTACCAGACAGGTCAGCAGGTGCCAAGTGGAGAACGAAAGACAGGTAACCTTTCTTCTCACCTTTCATCACCTTCGGATTGCCAGCGCTCAAGAGTTTCATATCAGCACCTTTCCTTATCGTATGAGACTATTATCGCGCAGTTTGCAATTAAAGGCAACAAGGTTCTCGTGTTGTTTAGCCTACCCAGATCCCGTATCCACGAGGCATGCGGGATATGCCGTGCTGGTGTTTGAAACGATTCAGCGCATCGCGTTTGTCCATACCGTAGGCAGTCATGGAGTGTGTCCAACCTGGGACGTGGATGTAATATTTGGTCATCTCTCTAGCATTTTCTTGATGTAATCGCTTGGTTTAGTTTCAGTCGGGTCCATATCCATGGGGCACCCCAACGATTCAAACACATCAGCATAGTATCCGCAGCGCTGAACAATCAACTCGGCAAATTCTTCAAACAATTCAGCATTCATTAAAACAGAATTGCCGGTTTTCCCACCATATTGCAAAGCAAGCTCTCGGATTCGATCGTCCATTTTGTTTCCTTTCTCATTCATCGTGAGACTATTATCGCGTACTTTGCAATTAAAGGCAACAAGTTTGTGGTTATTCCTACACGTCAAAAGGAATTCTGTAAGTGTATCGGATACCCACGTGCTGTCCTCTACGATTCCACTTTTCACATAGTTTTTCAGCCAACACGATGCTCAACCCATCTTCGTGCAACACTCCACCCACTGTATCAGCCTGTTCTTGGGTGAATTCATATAGTTTAGTGTGACTCGATCCAGTACTGGAGTAGTAGACAGTACCTTCATATTTCTTCACTCTGCGAATCATTCGTCCATGTCCTCAGTCAGATTAATAAAAGACTCGCAAAGGTTAAACAATTCCTGGAATGCTAGCTTTTCCGACCGACTCATCTCGGCAACAAACTCAGTAAATGAACCAGATTCTTCCATCGCGCTCATCACTTGACGCAGAGCCAAAACAGTGTTTTCACACATGCAGTAGGACATATTTGGGTAGTTCATTTTGTTTCCTTTTTCGATTCAGTGTAGACTAATTATCGCGTACTTTGCAATTAAAGACAACAAGTTTTTGATCTTTCAAAATGTTGAATCGCCACTTGAAGTTTTAACGCAGCAATAGATATTTCAGCAGTTTCTCCGTCCAGGCTGAGGTTTTTTAGGATATCGATAAAAACTTCCCGAAAAAGCGGATTTTTGAGTGAAAACAGTTCAACGTCGTTCATCGTGTTCTCCTATCAAGTACAGCTATTATCCCGCTTTTTGCAATTTAAGGCAACAACTTTCTACGTTCAAAACGGCAGGTCACGGATATCGTCGCAGGTATCAATCGGCTCTGACACATCATCGTCGTCGGTGGCTGGACCATAAACTTCGCAATACGGACCATCAACGATCACGAGATAGTCGTCGATTTCACCGATCAAAGCAACTGGGCTCATAGCGCCAGAGAATCCCTGCCGGTCAAACTCATTCATAACACGAAAATTCACGGATTTCAGAAATTCACGAGTAATCATTTCGTTCCCTTTCGTTTATCATTCATCATAACCACTATTATGCCTGAGTTTGCAATTAAAGGCAACAAGTTTATTCCGACGGAAAATCTTCGGCGTAAAGGGTAGCACAAACTTCAGCCACATGAGTATCCAGCCGATCAATTATTTCGTAGATTGAATATTCAATAGCCAGTGATTCTTTATTTTCGGCGAACGCGCTAATGATTAATTGATTGGCTTTTTCCAGGTATTCTTGAGCCAAATAAACTTTGTTTTTAATTTGCTGGCTTTTCATTTCGTTTCCTTTCTCATTCATCGTGAAACTATTATCTCACTTTTTGCAATTTAAGGCAACAACTTTGCAAAAAACTTTTCAATCGAAAACCACAAATTAATTGAAAAATACAATCAAAAATGCCTTGGCTTTAATTGCAAGGTGTGAGATAATAGTCTTATCGATTCGAAGAGCGATACTCGGGATGGACGGCGAGAGCACCTGTCTGGTTTTTCGTGGAGAGAGACGAAAAAGGATTGATTTTTCCAATGAAAACTGGAATTTCGATTGATAAATGCAATCTATCGTCGTCGATTGCAATTCTTAATGAGGATTTTGAGCGTGATTGACTGAAATAATCACTGGGTAGAACAGAAATTACTGTTATTAATTAGATATGATGGTGTTTAACAGCTGATCTCGATCATCCAGGGACACCGTTATTCTACTCCCGAGTCAAATATAAATCAAATTTACTTTGTAACTCTCTCGAGAGCGCACATTGCACACACTACGCACATATAACGGACTCGTAACGCATTAGGCGCGCACTCGTAACGCACATGGATCGCACAGGCAACGCACACACAAATTCGCACATAGCGCACATAGCGGTTCGCACAGGAAGCGCACTAAGAATGCACTAAAATCGGACATAGAGGCTTGGACTAATGACGCACTAACACTCTTCCCACAGGTCACCATCCTGTACGAACTGATTATTACGCACTGGAGTCGGACTAATAGGTGGCACAGGGTCTGGTTCACCATTAATACGCTTAGACACGTAGTTATGCGCAGCTACAGCAGCAATATCACTAGTGGCATGCCATTCTCTCTTAGCAGCAGCAATGGATTCTTTGTGCTGTTCGGACAAAGCGCGTTTATTACCGCATGACCGAGAACAGAATGGTCCACGCTTTTTATGTTTAACAGCGCACTTAGGGCAAGTTTTTTCTTTGTATGGCATCTCTTTTTACAATATAAGCTCTAAACTCGATTTTACCTCTACTGCGAACACCATCCTAGAGCGACACCTAAATACGCACATCTAACGTATCACCCCATGCTTTCCTATACTTCTCTAGGATTGCATCTCTCTGTACTATTGTTCCATACCGCTCTAACAGTAGCAGATATGCTTTCGTTTGTTCTACAGAGAGATATTGCTTCATTATTGTTAGTTGGAATTCGATCTCCTGTAGTACTACATCGGATATTTGTTCACTTGTTAGACTAATCATTTCACCAGAACCTAGCATCAGTAATCGTAGTAGTCCATTCACCCAAGCGATCTCCCTGCATTACAGGAACAGTTGCAGTAAGGATATGACCAATGCCACTAGAGTTATCCAAAGAGAGTTTTACTGTACCAGCAAGTATTGTCGTTCTATCGGGAGGATTAATGGTTTCTACTATCTCTAGTAGTTCTTTTAGTTCTCTATGTGTTAATGTAATTTCTTTCATGGTGTTCTCTTAAAGTTAGTAAGTTCTTTAAAGACTGGTTCTCGTTTCTCCATAATGGACAGAGCTAATTCTAGACCATAATACAGACCTAGCATATAGGGAGTGCCATTCCAATCGCAAACCTGTTCTTGGGTTTTTACCATTTCTCTTAGTTTATCAATGTTGAACATGCGATCGTATTCCGATTGTTGAGTCATAATGTATATCCTTTACTTTAAAGAATTGTATATTTGTGCTATTGCTTGGTTGTTGAAATCAGACTGTACTTGCAGGGTCCATACAATACCGTAGATGTCTGGTCGTTCTCTCCATGAACCTATGAATACACCGTGTGGGTTTTTAACTCCTCGTAGCATATCTACACTGGTAACATGAACATAGCTAGTGTTTGATAGGGTTGTGAGCGTGTCTCCTGCGTTTATTCTCTTTTGATAGTCATTTTTCATCCACTGCATAGCTTCCTCGGCAGTTCCAGCTATTATGAAGAGTTTCATATATACGTCATCACCCCAGGTTGCCATTGCTTTAGTGCATTACGCATACCGCATGTGGTGTCATTTGATTCTTCCACGCTGGTTTTGGAGATTAGTAGTCGCCCCTCGGGTGTGCAATACCCAGCGAGACTGATACTAGTCGTAACCATGTCACCATTAATCACTGTTGGGAGTGATGCTGTGACGACTGATTCAGAGTCTACTGTAATGGTAACAAAATCTGAATCTGGGTACTTTTTGATAAATTCCAGGATTGCTTCTACGTCATCTCTTTGTAGTGTCACTTTATTCATAGATTACCCCATATTAATACGTATTATCTCATTGCTTTCGCTCTGGCTTCAATCACGTCTTCCATGTTTCCTTTGATGACGATATTGACATATGTGTCCTGGAATCCGGAAGCGTGATCGGTCACTCGATTATCTGGCTCGTGATAAGTTCGAATTCGTTCTGTACCTGCTTGGAATCTCTCTGTATCCTTATGGAAGCGTGATTGAACTCTGGACAAACAGGTAATGTATGCTGCGCGTTTATTGTCCTCGCGAGAGCGAGAGTTAGTTCCATTCGCTTGGATTCCAGTTGGTTCATGAATGCATCGACAGCAGTTCTGATGTTTATTACGATGCTGACCACCACTGCCTGTTCCACTAAACCACTCATATCTAAATTGGTCTTCAGTTATTTTCATATTTTCTCCATTTGCCAGGAATTGCATGTACCTTTGATTCCATCATCGTATTGTACATGGACGTTTCCCCAGAAGGATTCAGGTCCATCATAGTGTAGGAATTGTTTTATTACAGTGGCTTCCATACGTATTGGATGGACATAGACTCGATCGTTTGGTAAGAATTTTGGACTATTACCATCAGAGTCTATAGCACACCTGCAGGATTCATACTCTGGTGAATCTTCGTCTATCTCTAGGAAACCCCACTCTTTGCAGTGGTGTTTATAATTTGGCATCTCTTTCCGTCATCCATTTCTGCAGATCCATCATCTTTTCCTTTTCGATCATGTCGATAATATTCGTGGTCAGATCGATTTCCTTCTTTACCCAGAACATCTTGGATTGCAGTTCCTTCAGCTGATCATTATAGAATGCCAGTTCTTTTTCCTTCCGTATCTTTGTGTCCAGTAGATCAGAGATGATGATAAGTTTAGCGTTATCGGTCATTTTTCCTCCTTCATACTTTCTTGCAAGATCTCGATCAACTGGGGTATTGCTCTCTTATCGATATGTGCAATCCAGTGTTTCTCATGAGTTGGATGTTTCAATAGAACAAAATTTAGCATCTTATCGTCTATCTCTACACCAATATATGGTTTTCCAGTGATTGTATCGTTTATTAGTCGTTTCATGATCTTTTCCATATCATCATTGGTTTATATTGATCCAATACTTGATTATCAAGTTTAGCGTTATCGGTCATTTTTTATAAACATCGTAAATTATAATACGTATTAATCCACACGTTACCATCACAGCCGGTATCGCAACGCGTGGTTCTGTGAATAACCCTATAACAACTAGGGTTATTAACGGTATGGCAATTAGTAGAGTTGCTATCTGTACCGTTAGTGGTAGTTTAAAGAATGCCTTCATATGTTATCCTTCATTTCCATATACGGAGCAATATCATTATCGAATATTTGAGCCATAGTATTCCAGAGAGACTCTCGTTCTTCTTGATACATGCCTGAAGATAGGTGATGAGAAAGAGTGATGTTTCCTGCGAATTCTCTAATTCCTTTGTCGATCCCATAGTCGTGTCTATACGTATAGCACATGGATGTGATGATTTGTTCTCTAGTTCTCATAGATTGCCTCATTCGGGAATTTTTATAACAGATGCCCAGTGTAAAATCATCCAGTCGTCTAAACAATTTTCTTTAGTGATTAAATCAAACTTACCGACCGATTCCATTTTCCCTTTCCAATATTCCCAATATTCCGCTAGTATTTCTTCTTCAGTGAGAATCTCAGTTATTGGATTATTATGTTCATCGGGATAGTGTATTTGATATAGTTTCATTTTGACTCACGATAAAAATGCAATGGCGAAAATGATTGATGTCAAACAGGTAGAAATGATTAATGTTTTTACTGCCACTTTACAGAATGGTTGACGCTTTTCATCTTGAAATGTAGACCAAAATTCTCGAGCAGCGTCGAGAATGCCTGTGATAAGAAAAACAAACAGCGGAAACAATAAGACCAGTTTAAACATTATACATCTCAGATTGTACTCTTGATTAAAGAATCATCACTTCCCATGTTGTGCGGTGACACGTTTGTCTACACACAAAACTCCGGAAGGTGCTTTCACTAAAACACCACCCTTCTGTTCGCACGTTTTGTTCTTATCGTCTATTGATAGCAGAGAAGCTACCAGGACAATAGCGAAAAGCACGATAGTGAATATCATGATTCCTATTAGGAAGAATTTATCTGATTTGCGCATCGGTCGTCTCGTGCAGTCGTTAAAGGATTTTTCTGCAGAAAGCGAGATCTGTTTTAACTCTCGCTTTCATCTTTTTAAGACGATCCCAAAGAATATCGCTACCTTGCATATATGCCTCGATAACGTCTTCGTTTAGAGTTTGCAGCCTTTCTTCCAAATTAACAATTTTCTGCTTGAGTGTTTCTTCTACTATCATGCGCACTCCAAATAAAAGGATAAATGATCGAGATGTTTACTGTCTATCGTAAAAGCCAATCACCATTCAAATTGTCCAAATATTCTTGATACTCACTTTTCATCATTTCTTCGAATTGTTTTTTGGAATCGATATCGTGTAACCTAGACAAAGACTTTGCCTGTTCATCAGACCACCGTGGCGCAAGATTACCTTTCCATTCTTCAAACGTCATAGGTTTCTTGGGTAGCTGTTGATAATTTTTTATATCCATAAATCACTTACCTCGTCCAGCTGCGCGTTTTTCTGGTTTATTGTTGGCGATGCTTTTGAATGCTTGTTTGATCATACCAGTGGCTTCAGATGGAGTATGACCTCTGTGCACTAGCTGTTTCTTTGCTTTTTTCTTGGATCTTTTCAGTAACTTCTTCGCTTCCCATTCAAGTTTGAATGCAGATGGCTGTTTGACTTCATCTTGCTGTTCGACTTCAACGGGCTGCTCGATTTCACCGGGCTGTTTGACTTCATTTAGCTGTTCCATATTTTCTCCATTAGCGTAGATATTGTAACTATTTTACTACAGTAATAATTGCAAAGCAAATAAAAAAAGCCATCCGAAGATGGCTCGAACAGTACTGCGGTCCGACCCCTCTTACCTAGACTTAGCTAGACCCTTTCAGGTGGGTGGTTCCTTGCATCGGCTTAGGGAACCTCGGTGCTGCTGGGAAATCACGCTCCAAACACCTAAACCACTACATAAGTTTATTTAGTGATCAACAATTCGGTACTTCTCTGCCATTGTCAAAAATTCATGAATAAAATTTTCCCTGGATTCCTGCAAAATTGAATACTGGTGAGAAGAATTATTTGATGTGACCGCAGTGGCAATAAGTTCTTCCACCATTTGAATCATTCTTTCAAAATCTTCCACTTGTGCGCTACACCAAACTTCTTTAACCTTTGGGCGTTCGCGTTCTATTTTACGTATTTCAATAATTTCTCTTATACCGTACATTATATACCTCGCAAAAAATAAAAAAAATAAAATAATACAGGGCTGTTTTTCAGCCCTGTATTAATACACATAAAACACATCATGTCAAATGATATGCCAATTTCCTCCACGGAATATTACAGTGACAGATTCATTTGATACAGAAATAGTGTAGTCTTGATAACCATCTATCAATTCTGCACCTGCTCCAACAATGGTGATCTTACGATTACCAAGTGGTGGTTTCATTTCTGCTTTAATAATATAGATTTTTCCATCTTCTGCATCTGCTGGGAGATGTATTGTTGTTGGTTCTTTACTATCGACTCCAATGTAGCAATCACTCGTTGTCGCATAATATGCGGATCCCGTAAGAACTGTATTAACAACTCCGTCCGTTGGTCCAGGTTCACCTCTTGGTCCAGGTTCCCCTTGTGGTCCAGGTTCACCTCTTGGTCCAGGTTCCCCTTGCACTCCAGGTTCACCATGCAATCCAGGTTCCCCTTGTGGTCCAACTTCTCCCGTAGCGCCTTTCTCTCCCGTCTGCCCCTTCTCACCTTGATCTCCTTTCGGTCCAGCTGGACCAGCTGGTCCAGGAATTCCAGCACCACCAGCAATTAATACTGCAGTATCATTATCGCTGATAGACTGTAGTGGTGGTATCCAACATGGGGCATAATATGGCATAATCATATGAGCCCCCATTATTATCTAATGTTTGTGTTGGTGTTAGCTGGGTTAGCCGTTAGTGTACCAGAACCAACATTAATGGCTTCGTTAGTTGAACGAATCTGTTGTCCAAGACCCCAGATAAGATTTGCCAACTGACCATATTGTGCTTGGCTCTGTTGTTGCTGTTGCATTTGATTGATGTTATTTGTCGTGGTGACTTCAACGCCTCGAGCAGCAAGGGCTGAATGCTCACGATTACGTAACTCAATAATTGCAGCATTTGCGTCAGCTAGCTGACGCTGCAAGTTCATTTCATATTGTTGAGTGATTAAAGAACGAGTCTTGTCACCATCGTTCTGAACGTCTTTGGACAACTCATAACGATTTTCCATTACTTGTTGTTGAAGACCATTCAACTGTTGAGCAAGAACCATTGTACCTGCATTCACTGCCTCTTTTACTCCATCAACACGTGCAGCAAGAGACGCTGTGGTGTTGTTGAATTGAGAAGTGATACCGATAGTTTGGTTTGCTTGGCTTGCTTCCATAGCAGCAGTTGCAACCGCAGTGGCTTTGTCAACAGCACCGATTGCTGCCATCAAATCCATGTTGGCTTGATTCTGCTCTGGTGGGTTACGAAGAACTGCGCCATTAATACCATCTGCACCACCACCAAACAGATTTCCGTTGTTGCGTAGCAGTGAGCCTAGGATAAGACCGCCGATTAGACCGCCTCCTCCAAAACCACCACCTAGGAAATCACCACCACCTGTACTTAAACTTGAATCCATATTGATTCTCCTTTATTGTTTTTATTGTCGAGAGTTTAAAGTGATGAACGCCATCACCAAGCGACTTGGTATTAACCAAATTCTTTTTATTTTAAGAAGAAGTTACTTCAGCCAATGCTGGAGTCATTGGTTGCCCAGCAGTTAAAGCTGGTAGATGTTCATGGGTTAATGCATCACCTTCTTCTTCCTCTGTGATCTTGATAGTCTTTTCGATTAACATATCGATGTGTTTGTCCGTGACGGACTCATGACCGACGTGTTCTAAAAGAGTTTCATACAGTGGGATATCTAGTGAAACAACACCATGTTCATGGGTTACTTCTGTGATTGTTTTGACGCGCTTGCGCATATTGAATTCCTCTTTGTTTTTATTATTATTGGGAATGGATCTTCTGTGAGACCCTAATAGTATTTAGTCAAAAAAATCTTCAGAACCATAAAATTCTCGTGTTTTTTTGAAAAAAATATTTTACCACATTGAAGCATACTCTGTCGCCGTTTTTGCCACGCTGGTAACGACCAAGACCTCAAAGAATATGCTTGAAAATGGTGGCTAGTGTTTACTAGCCCAGCGAATCCCTGCCCTCGGGAGATTTACGCGGAAGCCTCCGCAACTCCGTACATGCTACGCTGTCCTACACCCTTGCATGGGTTTTATACCCTTATTATTTCTCTGACATTAAATATCGGTTACTCACGCATTTGAACGTTATAGCATCACTGCACTCTTTAAACACAACGCCTTCTCTCTCGCAACCTTTAAGACCTATAACACTCTTACCTTCAGCGAACTTTAACAGCCCGTCAACGCCTTGAATGCCGAGAGTGTCGTATAGTTTTGCTTCCGCAGCAAGAACAGGAACATGCTTCAAGCCCATTGCATCAATCAAATGACGACGAATAGCAGGCATCATGTAGAAACCGCCAGAGATGTTGTAAACATCAAAAACTCGGAACTCTGTTTCCTTCAGATTGTAAATGTTACCCTGTATCCCTGGACCAATCAGTTCACCCTGAATAGCGAAGTCACCCTTGGTAGCGAAGTCACGTGACGTGAAACATGCGCGCATTTTTTCTTCAATACCTTCCTTGCGCGCAGCTGCCCAGAAAGCATTACCATCAGTTTCCTTTAGGTCAATATTGCGGCTGCACACTCCAAACTCACCATCAATCAGATAGCAAGTCATGCTGCTACCTTCCAACTTCTCTGTGACTTCAAAAGCCAATCCCAGCGCGACTGCGTCATTAATCTCTTGTACAAGATTTTGGCAACGCTCTTGGTCAGTTTTAGGAATTACAGTAGGGAAATTACCTTTGGCTTGCCCAGCTAGCTGGGCAGACACTGGAGCTTCCCACTTTTGGATATTCAACCACTCTGAAACATCATCACCTTCTTGGAATATATGAGCCATAGAGTCTGGTCTGTGTACCATCAGTCCAGTGGGACATATAGTCCCCGCCATCAGCAGACCTTGACTTAGTTGACCGCGCAGCTTAACAGTGCGCAGACGCTCACCTTTAACACCGTAGTATTCTCGTGGCTCTTTACCTCTGCTCAGGAATGGAACCAACTCAGTAGGAATCCAGCTATCGATCTCGAAATATACAGCGAGATCACCGACTGCAAATTCATTCTTCTTGACAACAACTTTCCATCCACCGACAATCGCGACTTCAATCGCGTCTGCGCCCTCGATGGCTACAATTGCATCAATTTTTCGAACACTAGCAAGTTTACGCATCACAAATCTCCTGAATTAATACAGGTATTATACCATAACTAGGTATAATAGTCAAATATTATTTAATTTCCCAACAACAAACCCGTCTAGAACTACTTCTGGCGCACACACGATGTTAATGACTCCATTGTTGTACCATTTCATCCCTTTATGATTTGGTGGGTTATTATTCACAACCCTACCTCTATACATACCTTCTGGTATTTGAGAACCTTTTTTGAGCTTAATGTTAGTATTCCCATCAGTTACCCAAAATGAACCCTTTATCTTAGAGCGATCGCCGCCAAGTTTTTCAGACAGTTGTTTTTTCTGTTCATCGCTCCACTTATTGCCGAAGTTAGGATTATTTTCTTTATCATAATTTCTGATTTTGGAGTGAGATTTCATCGCTTCTGAACGTCTCTGTTTCAATTCTCGCGCTAGATTTTCGCCATACATGTCTTCATACGTCTTACCCTTAGTGTATAATGAACCAACTAAAAACCCAAATTCCGTAGCATTACATCTGTTGAAAAATAAGGGATTGTTCGCAACATTGAACTTTTCATGTAATCGCATTTCCATCTTTAATGCCTGCTCACGAGAATTGAAGATAAATAAAATCTTTTTATTGAATTTATCTATCCCATAGGCATCAATCGCCGCGTTAACATATTTACTGCTAGACATGTAAGTGTCTTTTGATGGGTGACATTTACAAGAGCGATACCCATAATAGTATTTCTCTGTAGATCGTTCGTCGGTGCAGGTTATTCTATAAACATAAAAGTACATAATTCCTCCTTTTATTATTTATAATAACAAAGCACTCAGACATCAACCCTTATCTCAAACAACCTTCTTTTGGTTATCTAAAACAAACTTTAGTCTGTCCGCTGCGTAACTTGCTGCCCAAGCGTTGGGTTTAACGATTGGTATAACATTACACGTGCCACGAATATATCCAGTGGCTTCTTGAATCACGCATGAAGAACCCTTAGATTGATCTGGTGATATATCCAGATGAATCTGCACATCTCTGTTTTCCAACACATCATGCAATTTCAAATATAATTCTGCGATCTTCATTGTTTCATTCATAAGGCGCATACGTGGACGATTTTTCTTTTGATCCCAGTCACGCTCTCTTTGGACTTCACCAAAGATTTTGCATCCATGCTTACCATCAATGTGTACTACAACAGCTAGAGTGTAATCCGCATACCAGTCATCACCGATAAGAAATCGTTCAGAGTCTGCACCGATGTAGATTTTGGTTTCGGGACTTTGCGCTTCAATGAACGTTTTTACTTCATCAATATTGATTTGTTTCATGATTACACCCTAGTACCTCATTGAAAATTATGGAGCGGGTGGCGGGAATCGAACCCGCAACTTGTCCTTGGCAAGGATATGTGTTACCATTAGCACCACACCCGCATATTCGGCACCGACCATTTTAGTTTCCGGGGTTCGGTAGTCACACACCCTTAGTTCCGTTGTTCAGACGGGACATGCTCTTGCCTTCTTTTGCATGTTCTTGGCATCCCTCGAGGGACTCGACCCCCACTTACAGTTTTGGAGAATGCAGTGCTGCCATTACACCAGAGAGATATTATTCTTTATTACCACTTATAATAACCATCCCACACATTTGTTTTAACATCGCGTGGGTGTAGTTTTTCATGTTGTTTTAACAATTCGTAAATTGCGTTAAAAACATTCTGGTCCAATTTTTCTCTACCATTTCCAGTGTTGACCATCAATATATTGACATATTCACTAAAATATTGCGTACCCCAAAACAATTCCATCTTTTCTGCAATATGTGGAGCTGTCTGTTGAATTAGTTGGAACTGTGCTGTATTTTTCATGATTATACCATAAAGTTGGAGCGGGTAGTCGGTAACGATCCGACTACTCAAGTTTGGAAGACTCGAATGTATCCATAAACACCTTACCCGCGTATTCTACATCTCGTGACAATGGTGTTGCCAACATACACTAACGAAATACTGGTGCCCATACACAGAATCGAACTGCAAATTTCGGATTACTAAACCGATGTTATACCATTTAACTATATGGGCAAACTAAACTTGGTGGAGGATGAGAGAATCGAACTCTCATAAACAGCTTGCAAAGCTGCCGTAATCCCATTATACTAATCCCCCATAATATGGCTCCGAGAGTAGGGATCGAACCTACGACCAAAAGATTAACAGTCTTCTGCACTACCGCTGTGCTATCTCGGAATAAATCTGGTGCGGATGGTGAGACTCGAACTCACACGATTTTACTCGCTGGAACCTAAATCCAGTGCGGCTACCAATTACGCCACATCCGCGCTAAACTGTCTACTACTTATAAAACATTTATCATTCAATGGTCGGAGTAGTAGGGATCGAACCTACGACCTCATGGTCCCAAACCATGCGCACTACCAGGCTGTGCTATACTCCGAGAAAACTTGGTGCCCCTTGATGGAATCGAACCAACGATTGATGATTACAAGTCAACTGTTATACCATTTAACTAAAAGGGCAATCATTATTGAAAATACTGTTATAATATTCTCAACAATGCTCTCTGTCCCTAAACAGAGAATATTGTGTCTTTTTAATATTGGACGACGATCCTCAGGTCTAGAAGTCCGTATGCGAAGTCCACCATCACTCGCATATTTTTAATGATAGGGCTTTCACCTACCTCGCGGAAGTGTGGATAACTGAATAGGGATGATCAGTCATAGCCATCGCGGGACTAATTTTGGTTGCGGAGGGCGGAGTCGAACCACCAACTGAAGCATATGAAACTTCTGAGATACCGTTTCTCTACCCCGCTATCAATCTGCATTTCTGGTGATAAAATTCATTCTCATCTTTTTAGCACCAAAAAATTCTTGTACTGTTCGTTTCACTACATCAGCTTCAAACTCTTTACAACTAAACACATCAATATATATGTGCCCATGATGATCAATAAAATGTCCTGTTATACATGATGTAGTAATCAATTGCATCAAACTATACCCTTCTTTACCTTCATCGCCTGGGCATAAAAATTCAATGATAGGTTCACCATGCGCAACCATATCGATTCTTTGAATCAGCACTTTAACGAAATTATAAATGTTTTGCTTGTCTTTCATTGAGTCAACATCACACTCAGAACAATCAAGCATTAAGTGGTATCCCCAGTACATAATTTCCTTTCAATAAACTTGGTGCCCCTTGATGGAATCGAACCAACGATTGATGATTACAAGTCAACTGTTATACCATTTAACTAAAAGGGCAATACTAAACAAGATTCGCTATGTTTTCAATAACAGTGAAAATTTTTAAATTGCTGAAAGAACCCTAAAAACTTGGCGACCTGGCGGGGAATCGAACCCCGATAATCGGATAGACAATCCGAAGTAATAACCTTTATACGACCAAGCCATAAATTGGTGGAGATGATAGGATTCGAACCTATTAGTCCTAAGAAACTGATTTACAGTCAGCCGCCACCCTCCAACTTAGCCGCATCTCCGAAAAAGGGGCAGTTGTTTTTAGAGTATCTGCCAAACTCATTAGTGGGAAGAACACAACTGCGCGTATTCTTCAATGCCACTTGTTTATGCCACACGCGTCAGATTCGACTGCCGACTTAGAGTGGTCTTATGAGATAAACAAAAACTTCAAACAACCTAACAAACATAATTATACACGAAGCATACAATTAAGTCAACAACTTTCTGGAGCACAGAGCGAGAATCGAACTCGCGAACAACAGTTTTGCAGACTGCGACATTACCATTCTGTCATCTGTGCATATCTTGGTGCGCCGAGTAGGAATTGAACCTACACTCCCAGAATTATGAGTTCTTCGCTTTACCATTAAGCTATCGGCGCAATTCATATCATAACTGGCACGGCTGGAGAGATTCGAACTCCCGACCTATTGGGTAGAAGCCAACTGCTCTGTCCACTGAGCTACAGCCGTATATTCAATACCGCATCAAGGTTGTTCTGGTTTCCATCCATACTGTTCAGCAAATTTCTCAGCGGATCGCCGATAGCTATATTCTCGCACAATTGTTGTCACATAGCATTCACTTTGACGTATAGTGTCGAACTTTAGTTCGCGCACAATAACTACGAACTTAGGGTATGCGGTAGTCGCCAGTCGAATGTGTGCTGTGAACTTTTCCATCGCGAACTCCTTTGCGTGTATCTAGTTATAACGTGTTTTGATTAACTATCATAAGACATATTATACTTCAATTATGTATATAAGTCAAGCATTATTTTTGCTGGATTTAATATAACTTCAACAGGAATCAATGCCGCAACATATCTAAAATTTGGTTTTCAGAATATTTCGTTATATTATACTTAGAAGCAATCATCTTCGCCATCCAAGGAAACGCATCATAATTATAGTAAGATGCTTGAACCTTATATGCTTCTATCTCGCAGTTTAACCTATATGTCTCAGAACACATATACCAAATTCCGTGCGTTCCGAGAGTTCTATACCACTGCTTGACGTGCGTCAATTCATGCTGAAACAATCCTTCGTCCACACCTTCATATTTCGGACGAATGCGAACATAAGGTCCATTCACGATTCCACCGAATCCATTTTTAATATTATCTGTATAGTGCACTAGCGCAGGAAGAATTTTGTATACAAAAGTCAATTTCATATTCGCTATCACTTTCTTTAACTGGTGCGAGTGGAGGGACTCGAACCCTCAAGCCTTGCGGCGGCAGATTTTAAGTCTGCTGTGTATACCGTTCCACCACACTCGCGTCTAAACTATTATACCACATTTATTCTTGCATGTCAACAAATATTTTCACAACAGACGTTCAAGGATGAATTATATTAATTACCATCCCATGTTTTATACCATTTCCAAAAGGCTCTTTGCATGGTGTCATCAGTTTCCCATGGAATACTGGGATCGAGTATACCCCTTCCCCAGACTTCCCATGGAATACTCCAACCCATCATACCACCCTTCCAGCTACCGGCTCTTTCTCCCAGTTCAACATCAGAATCACAATTTACGACACGTTGCTTTAGGTTTGGCCAAGGTAACCATTTAAACCATCTCCATCTCCACTCTCGTTCTTCTCCAGTCAAACGAATTTTGGCAATCTGTTTTCTACCATCTTTAGTGTGCCGCGTCAGAGTGATAAATTTTGCAACAAGAACTTGAACTTCATCTTGACGATTACTGTGTTTTTCAAACACATCATACCAGGTTATCTCGCGTTTCTTTTGTGCTGGTGTGCGCATCGGATATTTATTTCTATGATAAACCTCACCGTTTGGATATAACAGATCATGCCTTACGATCTCCCATTTCCATGGCATATTAATATTAAATGATCGGTCAGCACCATACGATAGCCAAATAATAGAATCATGAAATGATACACCGTAACGCGGCGCTTGTGTTTCAAAATCTTTCCATGGTTTGGTTCTCCATAGATTAATGGAAATATAGAATCGCCAAAAAGCGAATACTAATCTAACACAGTATTCATCCCATCCATCAGATGGCCATTGCAACTGTATCATGTACAATCTATATTCTGAGAATATAATCTCACCCCAGGCTTTGCGTATATTCATGGCGCTCCAATAAAATAATTATTCACACACTCGTTATATTAAATTATGCGAGCGTTTGCAACTGGCGGTGAGTGTGGGATTCGAACCCACGAGCCATTGTTTAGATGACTAACACCTTAGCAGGGTGCCGATTTCAGCCACTCATCCAACTCACCAATTTCTTTTCTTCTAAAAATGAATCCGCTGCATTACCATCCTGCCCACTCTCCTAAATCACATCGCTGGACCATTACCGTTACGGAATCCAACTTCTCCACCTTCGTCTTTGATTCGTTTAAGAACGTCTTCAAAAATAATTGGTCGATAATCAGTTTGTTCAACGCAGACGCAATGATATCTAGTATCAATAACATGACCACCATAACCGTCGTCTTTCATGACTCTTTGATAGTGTAAGTGTCCATGAATATTGACACCAAAACGACCAAGAGAATCTGGATGCAACGGTATGTGAGAAAGAATCATACCATTCATCACATGATATGCGCGAAGTTCTCTAAAGTATTCACGATATTCATCGTCTTTAAAGATGTCATGGTTACCGCGAATTAAAACTTTATCACCGTTCAAACGTTTCATGACACCCAATGCTTTACGGTTAATCACTACATCACCCAAGTGATAAACTTTGTCATTCGGCTTCACGGTTTCGTTCCAAACTTTTACCATGTATTCATCCATCTCATCTGGATCTGTCCATGGTCTTAATTTTGTTACACCATCATCACGAGTAAATCTGCATACGCCAGCGTGACCGAAAGTGTGTGTCAGATACCAGAAATACTGATGGCATGTGACTTCCTCCTATAATCGTTAGCGGAGAATCGTTCACCGTTTCTCCATTTGTTAATCAAAGAAAGAACCAATTCTTGTTCTTCCCAAACCATATCATATGATTCTATTTTACTACACAACTCATTAAAAGTCATCCCAGACTTTTCTCTCTTGGAAGAGTTTTCACTATGCGTAATAATATTACAGTTGCAAGGATGTCTAAGAATTTCTGGAAATACCCCAACATCAAATCCAAACTTTCTAGATAAAATGTGATCTCTAACGAGTCCATTTCTATTGGTTTTGACGTTGAATATACCAACAGTTTCTAACAACGATTTATCCGCATAATTCCACATAGATTGTATCCACTCACTATGCTCAACATATATTTCATAATCATCTTTATCATCATCAGAAACCCAGTAACCAAGGTCAACAAAATTTTCTCTCTGTCGTTGTTTATATTCATCGGTGAACTTCTCTCTAGACTTAATACCAATTATCTTTTTGGTATCCTCAGAATGTGGTCTTGAATATGATTCTGAATTTCTATGACCGTGCATTGACTCTATTCGGTCTTTAGAGAATTTCACTCCCTTATTAGCAGACCCAGCCTTTTGTCGATAAACATCATCAACTTTAGATTTGACAAGATCACTCTGTTTAGTTTTTTGTTCGTCTGACCACGTTTTACCATAGTTTGGATTATTCTCTCCGCTATGGTATACACCAGAGCACTTTCTGCTGCATGTCTTTGCTGTAGTGGTATACTCAGTTGAACACACTGGACATATCTTTATTGGTTTTTGTTTCATAGTCGTTCCTTTTCAGTACACAACTATTTATAATTTTCAGAAGTTAAGACCAAAGTGTGTATCACTCACTAAGAATACACGCGGCATATGCTTATCCTTTCTTTCCAATACGTTCTGCAATTCTACGACGAAGGTCATGAATGTACTCATTATGCCATCCATCTTTGAACTGCGGATATTTCTGTGAAAACTGTTCAGCTTTTTTCAGATATTGCTGAAGTTCTTTTATTGACTTAGAAGCGTAGTGGGCTTCACGGTCGAAGTGTCTTGTATTGTAACCCATGATACGCTCCTTAATTAAAATGGCGGAAGTGGTAGGATTCGAACCCACGGAGCCAATGAAGACTCGACTGCTTTCTAGGCAGCTGCCTTAGACCACTCAGCCACACTTCCATAAACTTGGTGCACGTTGATGGATTCGAACCACCGACCTCAATCTTGTAAGGATTGCCTTCTAACCACTGAATTAAACGTGCATATATTGGAGGAAGATAACGGAATCGAACTGTTACCGCTCTCGCAGTAGGATGGTTTTCAAGACCATTTGCGCACCATGCACCCTATCTTCCTTTGTTCTTTGCTTTGTACGTTGGTAACTGTGTATCACAATTACTACAAACAAATCTTAAATTCACTAAACGATTATCGTTGTTAATTCCGTTGATGTGATCAAGAATCAGTGGCATAGGATTGCCGTTCCATTCTGGACCAATACCGCAACAAGCACAACGATACTCAATCAAATTCTCTTCGAGTATTCTGGCTTTAAGAGAGTGTCTTGTATAACTAGAATTTTCTACCATAACCTCTTCAAGAGGATATCGATCTTTCCAGTACTGGATTCTTCCAGTTTTCTTACCTTTGTTCCAAGCCACGTGTCCTTTTTTGGCACCAGCTAATGGACTTCTAACTTTCTTAACCGCGTTTGGGTTTTGTTTACACACATTTTCGTGCGCCTTTAAAGAACCAGCATTGTTTATCTGTTTACCGCAAAATTGACAATTCATAGTAGTACCTCCTACTATTATTTAGTCAAAAGCATCTTTTACACGAACTGTAGTAATAAACCAACTCTACCACGCTTCCATAAACTTGGTACCGATGAGTGGGATTGAACCACTGACCAATGCCTTATCAAGACACTGCTCTTCCACTGAGCTACATCGGCAAAAATTTGGTGGATCAAAGCGGAATCGAACCGCTACCAACACTGCGGCGCACTGGTAATGCCGAACTATTTTGACCCATATTGAAACACACTGGCTTCGTCCTCTCCTGATCGTGCTAGGCAGCGAACTGAGATTGTCCGGCTCGCGCAATGCGCTTCAATATGGCTAGTCTGCCCTCTTTTCACTCGGCTACTATGCTTAACCAGGATTTGCACCTTTCGAGAACGGATATTCTGAGTACCCATTTTTAGAACTGACTATCTACCATATTGAAACACACTAATACACATGTTAGCTCATTTGTGCTTGCGGTGCGCTAGCTGTGCACCGAACAGTCGCCACTCTGTCTTTCCTTTAATGCGCTTCAATATGGCACCCCCTGATGGATTCGAACCACCGCATGTCGGAATCAAAATCCGATGCCTTACCAACTTGGCTAAGAGGGTACAAAAAGTCCCGAATTTTTAAAGAATGGGAGAGAATATTATCTCATGTTGACTGTTTCGTCAACCCCTAAAAACAAAAAACCCCTGGAGTATCTCAGGGGTTTTGGTGAGTATATAGATACTTTTATCTACTCGCCACCCCATTACTATTATTAATCTCATATCCAACCTGTGAGAGTGAACCTGTCCAGCTACTTAATAGTGGTCGACTCTGCTCTAACATGGATATTGCTCTTAATTTCATAGTAGAAAGAATTATGCCTTAAAAATGATTATTAGTCAAGCGTTTTCTGAAAAGTTCTACATAAAGTAGGGATGCTCAACATCTATTTATAAACAATTATACCTTAAAAATGATTATTAGTCAAGTTATTTTTCAAGATTTTCAACTTCCACACCACATTTTTTCAAAAACTGCACACCAAGGTCGTCACGGTATGCTTCTCTGTAATACACTTTGGAGATACCAGCACCATAAATCATCTTAGCGCACTGTATACAAGGAGCGTGAGTGCAGAAAAGACTGGAACCATCTGCTCGTTCACCATCCCTAGCCAACTTGAGTATTGAATTTGCTTCTGCGTGTATAACTTCATCTTTTGTTTTTGTATAAACTGTGTCATCTTCTCCATGAATCGTTTCCTCACATTCGTTTGTCCATCCAGCAGGCATGCCATTATATCCGATCGAGATGATACGATTGTCTTTCACAACAACAGCACCAACCTGCAATCGTTTTGCAGTGGACAACTGCGCGAATCTCTCGGCAGTGTCCATAAATGCGTCAACCCACTTCTGTTTCATAACTATAGCCTAATTAGGTATTATTGTCAACAGGTTTCTTCGTTTCTTTCTTTTCTGGTGCGGGGATGATTCCTGCGTCGCTCACGAGTTTATGTGTAATTTTTGGGTACAGTTTGGTCAACTGTTGATCTTTAACTGCAATCAAAACTTTCGCTTCTTCTGGATGAATACCTTCCAACAATCCAATAAACAATGCTTCTCTGCGGATAGGTTTCACTTCTGGTTTACAGAAAACATTATAGAATCTTTTACACTCAACATAAAGATTAGTGTCTGTCATCCCCATTGGTTGATCCGCAGGTTTAAATGGCGGCTCACCCTCTGGCAATTGAAACTTATAAGATGGTAGAAATGCATGCGCGAAAATGACCTTTAAAAGAAATTCATCTTTATATTTGGTAATTGACTTGGGATCATCATTGATGCTCTTGAGCATTTCAGTTAAATATTGTTTCATTAAAACCCTCTAATTTTTAGAAATCTTCTAGTTCATCAAGAAGTAAACGACATTTGTTTGCTATGAGATAATTCATAACAGACATTTTATCGGCTTTCGGCTTATTACTTAGGTGTGCATTGATGATAGATTGTTTAACTTCTTTGGGGATGTTGTCGAACGCAACCAATACTGCGTTACGGTGCCAATTCCGTTTTTCTTCATCAGTGCGACACGCTGCTACACCCTTTTCTATAAATTCTGCAAGTCGTTTTGCGCTCACTGGCTTCTGCCTATCTCCAGAAACAAAAACATCATCTTTAGATAGAATGTTAGGAATACCGTCGCCAGCATCACCTTTAACGATGTGTTCTACCGTAAAGTCAATTATTTCTTGCTTTGATGCTTGAATAAATTTCTTCTGCATCGGCGACCATTGACGCACATTACCTGAAGAAAATGGCTCCAGCTGCAGTTGCTTGAAATCTTTGTCAGAAGAAAGAATAAGAACCTTCTGCGGTTCCTCAACCAACCCCTCTACAATCAGATCATTAGTCTGTGCCCACTCAGTCATGACTGCAATAACGTCGTCTGCCTCTGCGCGGTCGACGTGAATAACTCGCCATGGAAAATGTTCAGCAATATCTTGCCTCATTTCATTGAGCGTGTCAAAAATCAGACGCCAATCAAGGTCACTTGCTTCGCGATTCTTCTTACGAGACGCTTTGTAATGTTCAAACACTTCTCTGCGCCAATAGTTACGACCGTCGCAACAGATGATCAGTTCACCATATTCTTTACCATACTTTTTCTTGTGCGACTTGAGTGTAGATAGAGTCACGTGACGAATCAGATTCTTCACTTCTGATTCGTCACCCTTGAGTTCTCGCTGAAAGGTGAGAATGGCAGCAAGTGCTACCTGAGAGTAGTCTACGAGTATAATTTTAATTCTCCCTAATCAATGTGCAACCAATAATAATGTTTCTGGCACTTCAACTTCTTCCCCCATTTTACTTTTTACGTAGCAGCGCATAGCTGCGATAAGGGGCGTGGAACCATAAGCCCATGCTTCTTTAGAAGCTGGTACGGTTTTGAAGTCTGAAGTGACGTACCCATCTTTTCGTTTTGCTCTCCATGCGTACCAGTACCCATCCCGTTTCTCTATTACATTTATCTCTCGCTCGATGATTATCCCACCTTGCGCCCAGTCGGTTGTGAACATCAGGTCGCACAATTGCACGAAGCCATGAGTCTTATGCGGCGGCAGCATCTTTTCAGTCTCGGGGCAATAGTCGGTGTACCCTTCACACGTAGCAACTGCCCAAACGAGAGCAACGTCTGTCAGTTCGTTGACATTAATTCGCCGCATCATTAAAACGCTCCAAGAAGAATACAATCCTGATTTATCCTACCATTCGGTGTAGTAGGTTTAGTCGTCAATTTCTTAAATGCAGCAGTCAATGCTCTCTTACCCATTGACAATCCCTTGAAGAATTGCTCCGGTTTGCGTAGCGTCACTGAAATAGATTCCTTAATACTGAACCCGATAATCGTCGTACCTTTAACACTAAGCGTACTCATGTCTGCTCTGTATACCTGAACCTTACGGTACTTCGTATTATATACCCACAACTCACTCGCAGTGAGAATGTCTTCTGGTTTACAAGATTTAAGATTGAGTTCGGCGAATTCTTTCATGTACTTCAGTTTGCCAACAACTTTGCTTGGTGGAGTAGCCTTGCGTTTGCGCGGTGCTCTAGTAGCCTTGGCAGTCTGCACCATCTGATGGCAATCGGCAACAATTTCTCCAACAAATTTATGGAATGCCTTTAGCTCTCGCTTGCTGAAATTTGAATATCCCTCAACAAGCTGATCATCTTCTCCGTTGACCACAGCATCAAGTTCGTTGTAGAGTTTAACGAATTTGTCTCCGATTCGCTTTGCAATCGGTGCTGCCACTGAGTTCGCTAGAAGATAATTCTTGGCAGAAAAAGTCGTCTTGCCGTTGTTGGATACAAAATCATCAATAGCTCCCTCAATCTCGCCAGCGAGTTCTCTCGCCTTTTCTTCCATTCGTTCTTGAATGGAAATGACGTTAGAAGTGGGCGATTCTGCTGGTTTCTTTTCTTTGATGATCTTATATTTTTTGACAAGTTTCGCGACAGTGTCACTAATAAAATTGATGTGTTTCTCAGTCAAATACTGTTCGCGTGTTTTCAACCGACAGATAATCGCCAACTGTCGAATTTCTGCATCGGTGGCTTTATTGATAGCCAACACTTCATGTTTTTTGTTGAATTTTGCAAAATACTCTAACGCATACTTGCGAAGGATTTTCTCGTTAGCATGTTCACTATACCACGATAGCGCGGAATTAAGACTGGTGTTGTAATTTTCCAGGGTCACTGATGGTTCATTAGCCAACAATTCCTTGCGTGATTGCAAAATTACATGACCTTTAACTCGACTTTTTGATGTGCTCATAGGTGTAAAACCTCCATTAATAATATGTATTATACATCAAATCGCATTTAAAGGCAAGTGTTTTTTGCGACACTCTACATGTAGGTTTATTTCGTGACTGTATCGTAAATCTCCACGAATTCTTCGTGGTCTGCAATTTCTTGCGTTAGATTTTGCTTATGATAAGTCTTAGCAATTTTACTAATGATTTTTTTGGGGATAGAATGTTTTTGGGATTGGTCTTTCACAATTTCACGAATCAGATCACGTTCGGCTTCTGTTCTCGTCATCGACGCGCTGATTTCACGAACAGCACCTTGCAGTTCTTTCTTTTGCTCTGGGGTCAAATTCATTATTTACCTTTCACGGAAACATTTGCGCGGAGAAAAGCGCCAAGCAGAATAACCGCAAACCATGTCTTGATGGTGTATGGGATTAGTATAGTTGGAAATAGGCTGTTCAGTGCCCAAATCGTTAGGAGTGGTCCGATAATGATCCCTCCGACGATAATCATAGACAAGATGATAATTTTATTGTACTCACTCATAGTTCAATCCTAACTTGTTTCAACGAGTCCCAGCGGAAAGATCTCCACTCTTGTTTTTCTGTGTCGAATACTCGAAACGCATCTTCGCTGAGGGATCGAGCAGTAGAGCCACTTTCCGTCTGTTTTGGTTGTTTGTCATTCGGAATTCTGTTCTCTGAAAGAGTGCAGAATAGTTCTCGTTCTGTACCATCTTTCTTGGTAAACACAACGCACAGATTTTTTGTAGCATCATCGTGCAAAACTCCCTTGAGCCATGTTTTAAATTCAGGTGTTTGGTTCGCTTGTATTGTCTTCATTATCAAATCTTACTTTCAAATCATTAATCAAAGGCGTAAAAAATTGTTTAAATTCCTGTTTAGTGAAAAATGTAGTGCATCTACTATTAATATTTCTCTTGCCGCGTTTATCATCAAGGTATTTAATAATTGTAAATTCAACAACATCATAACAATGATCCTTGATTTTAAATGCAGTTAAACCACCGTCATGTCCAAATTCATATGTGCTGGCCATAAGATTCCTTTTTGTGTTTCGGATTACGAATGTATTTAATCTTACTCTCAACTATACGCATTCGATATTTGGGAGTTCGAAGATCTTTTGCAACAAGATTTCTAGGTTTTGAATCCTTATTATACATGATTCACTGTCGTTGGTCAAATTTCTTTAATACGTCTTTTGCATCTTTTAAATCTTCTAGTTCTACGATTTCATCCATCGTCGCCAGAATTACCAATTCTTGCAATGTGTCTGCAAGTTTCTGGTCTTCCTCATCCAGTAAATTATACCAATCAGAATACTCTTCATCAGTTTGCAATGTCCACATATGATCTAGCATTTCCGCTTGATATGGCGTGAGGTTGTCTATCTGAATCATATAAAACCCTCAAGAATTAAATGTATCAAATGGAGAAAAATCTTCTAGTTGTTGAGAATAACTCATAGCTTCATGTTGTCTCAACAACTCATTATCTTCCATAAGTTCTTCAAAAAGATTATCCGTTTGCGTATCGCGTTCGAAAGCAGCAAGGTTTGCGAGTTCAGCATTCACTTCTTGAATGGTGAGTAGACCAATATTCTGATTCATAAAATTCCTTCTCAACTTTATACGTC